AATTTGAACGACTCTCCCTCTTCTTCAATATCGTGCAAGCCCAGCTGAAATACAAGCTATAAAAATATATTCTTTGCCGCATCTTTCTGTGCGTGCTCGGGTTGTGTTCCTGTAATGTTGCTGTATACTTTGGGAAGTCACACATCGGACAATGTGTCAAACTCTATTTCAAAATATTACAGGGAGCTCCCCTGTGAACACCACATGGGGGTTGTATGCCACTTAGCAAGCGCATCAATGCAGATTACGTTCCGCCTAACCTATCCAACATGGAGGAGGTCACTTATTGCCTGAACTGTGTTGACCAGACATCGGGCAAAATCGGCTCCTTCGTCTTTGATGAAGCACTCTATGAGAGCACTGGCGCGCACTTCGCCATCACTGAGGTGTTCCTCACTATAGACGGACTACTAGACTACTTGCGGGGAGAAGGCTTCATAGAGCACCCTCGTGATGTCATGCTGACGGTAAGACGAGCTAAGAAGTGATGTGTTTGTTCTTCGACAAAAGGGATGCAAAATAAATTACACGAAACGCTTGACAGGGTACGGATAAGCCTAGTACTATCACTACATCGACTCAGCAAGCACAACGCTAAGACGAACAAACTAACCAGTTATTTTTGACACACAAACTTACAGGAGCTACAAATGAACAAGCCAGCAAACTACGCAGTTGCCACCGCACACAAGAACGCCGAGCAGAAGAAGCCGGTCAGCCTCGACCACAACAAGCGTGCGGAAGATAAAGCAGCCGATAAGGCCATGCCAGAGGCAGCGGAGAAGGCCTTGCAAGTTGCTGCACAAGCCCTACACGATGGCGTGTCTAACGTCTCCAGCATCGACGCAGACATTCCTCGCATCGTCGTACGTCAGGATGTGCGTGGCAAGCAATACGTCTTCTTCGTTGACTCGGAAGATCGGGCAGCAGGCACTATCGAGATGTTTGACGTGTCCACTGGCAAGGCTGAGAAGGAAACTGTGAAGGTGGAATTTTATAAACAAGCCACCAAGCCCGTCGAGAATGTCAAGGAGAAGGACAAGGCTGTTGAAGCTGTCATCAAAACTTTTGGTGTGCAACGGGTCATTGTACGTGCCCGACTCGTCAAAGAGGGTTCCCTCCAGCAAGACGACGAAGGTAAGTCGAACAATGTTGACGTGGACGCCTTCAAGAAGCGCTTGATTGCGGCAGTGACCAAGGCTATCATGGAAGCTTGATAGCTTGTCAACTGAAATATTCCGGACCACTGGCCCGCCTCCTTAACCAGGAGCGCGGGCTTTTTCTTTTGTGCTGTCTCTTTTTATTCTTAAAATAGCGAAGATAGCGCTTGCGTTCTGTTTAGGCTTGTGAGAAGATGTCTTCATTGGCTGCACAAGCGGCCCTCAACAGGAGAACTTAGGTGAGCAAAAATCATGACGGTTGTGTGCGGAGCTATATTCACACAAGTGCTGCGTGGTATGGTGGTGCAAACGTTCTACGTGACGGGGTTGAAGATGAAGTAATGATTGGTATGTATGACCCAGATGGAGGCACTACGGGGGAGTTTGCGGTTCGCTGGTACAAGCTCTCAGGTAAGCTAACTCCCAAACTAGAGGCATACGACGACGCTTGGAGCGCTTTGCTACAGTTCCAAGACGTACTTGCTATGATGGCTGAATTAGATGGTGAAGACCCATCCCCTGCCGAGTTCTGCCGAATACTGGAAGATGCCGGTGTAAAAGATACAACTGAGAGGGAAAGCCCTTACGACAAGCCCAAAACAAGTGTGCAGGATCAACTTGTTGACGCCCTGAATGCCGCACGCAGCCAAGTGCGACTGATGGCAAACGGGTTAGGTAAATCAGCGTCTAGTGCAGCAGACGCCTCAGCAACTCTTACTAAGATTGACGCGGCACTAGCCGCAGCGGAGACAAAATAATGAACACCATGCAGCAAGAATTCGACGCAGTTGTGCAGCACCTCTACCGCCAAGGCCGTCCATCATTCGAAGATGACCACTGCAAATATCGCACTGAAGACGGCTTGATGTGTGCTGTAGGGTGTCGCATCCCTAATGAAATGTATAAGCCTGAGATGGATAATTCGATTTCAACTGGGCTAGGCGACCTTCTTCATATGTACGATTTTCCTCAGGAAGTCTTCACCTACCAAGAGATGTTCATTCGTCTTCAAAGCATCCACGACGCTTGGCAACCTTGGGAAGTGGTTGATTCCTACCACTTCAGCGACCTAGTGCCACAGCTCAAAGCCTGTGCAGAGAGCTTCGGCCTCACGTACAATGCGCCTGATAAGAGTGCTTGACAGTCGCTAACAATCACACTAACATAAACACATCAACAAACATAAGGAGGGTGCTGTGAAACTTACTGAAAAGATCATAGACGATATCGCTAATATTGTTTCCCCGCCGGGCGCGACGATGGCGGCACCGGCTGACCTGAGTGCCCTGAAGAGGTTCAACGAGTGGAGTGGTGAAGGTGGGGGAGTTTACGAGCGTGAGGATGGAGAATATGTGCTGCTCGCCGACGTGCAAGCCCTTCTCGCCGCCCATCAGCCAGCTACCCAAGCGGAGGGCAAATAATATGCAGTTCCAATACAGCAAAGACGGCGTAGTGACTCTGGTTGGCAATGAGAGATCTCTCATTGTGCACGACGTCCCCGCCTCGCAGCAATCCCCGGCGCGTAGCGACAAGGAGGCAGAGCGCGAACGCATTCAGCGCCTCGCAGAACTGCACTTCTACGCGCCGGGCGCGCCCAGCATGGACGAGCGCCTGTTCCGGTTCGCAAAGGCGTTGCTCGCATCCCAGTCCACTCCCGCAGGGGAAGCCCAAGAGCGCCTGCTGCTGGCCGTCGAGCGCCTCCAGAACATCCGCGACACCGCCTATTTCCATTCTGGCGAAATTGGCGCCCTGTACTACCGCAAGGCAGAAAATGCGCTGGCCGAAATCGAAAACCGCGACGCCGTAGACCGTCCGGCAGAGCGCGCCCCAAGCGGCGAAAGCTATTTCGACGAACAGCAAGTCATGGACTGCTGGCGCCTTGCTGCCGGCGACTGGCGCAAGTTCGCCAATGACATCGAACGCCGCGCGCTTCACGCCGCCCGCCGCGCTACCGCAGGCACTACAGCAGCCCCTACACAATACCCACACCCTGATTGTGATTGGGCGTGCCACTACCACTGTACAGAGGCGGGCGCATATTCACCTCGTTGCGCTACAGCAGCCCCGGTCGCATGGCTGCTGCGCGAGGCTGGCGAAACCACGATCACGCAATGCCATGACGCCGCTGAACATGCGCTCCGAATCGGTGGCGAAGTCGTGCCGTTGTTTCGCGCTACCGCAGGCAATGCCGCACAGGTATTCCGCAGCGACGACGGCCGCGAAATCACGAAGGTCGGCGACGAGTACTTCGGCGACAAAGGCGGCAACGGCCTGTTCCGGCGTGTAGCAGGCAATGCCGCACCTGTTGAGATCGGAGCACTCAACCCTGACGTGCTGGTCCTGCTCCGCATGCGCTCACCGCAAGCCAACGGAAAGAACGTGCATGTTGTGCTTCGGAAACCCCTCCACTGCGAAACTATCGAGGAACAGAATATACACGATAAATTTCTGTACGAGGAGCACACCTGCCCGACCAACTGGATGGGTGTCGAAGTGCTGATTGACGGCGAGGATACCGACCCTCATGGCTTGTTTGAGCACGTTCAAACCGTAGAAATGCCGGACGAGGAGATCGACTTGGACAATATCACCGTGGAGGAGATTGCCGAATTGTTCAGTGAGTTTAAGGCTACCGCAGGCAAGTAAACAACACTATTAAAACACTCGACAAACCTCTCTTGTAAACTGTCAGCTTCCATGTAGAATGAGGTTTATTGCCCTGCCCACACATTCTTTAAAGGAGACTTAAAATGGAAACTGACAAAGTGCTAATCAAAGTGGTTCTGTGGATTGCTATTCTCGTGTTTTGCTACAACCTGATGCCTGCTGAAGATATTGTCATCGAAAGTAAATCCGACTACGTAGGCACCACAACGACGGCGAAGGACGCTTTTGGGACTCGGACATGCCGGTTGGTGACGATTGGCGATACTTCGCGGATGACGTGCAGCTAAAACACTTGTAATTAACTTGGAGAAGGTATGAAACCATTTACTGTTGAGTTTACACTGCGCAGCGTTATTATGGCAGATGCCATTGAAGAGCAGCTTTGAGGGAAAGTGAGATGAACAAACCACTGACAGGCCCCTATTACGGATTGCACGAAGAAATGTCTCCAGACGACTCTCGACAAACTGAATGGGCAGAACAACGAGCAACGCGCGGCTTTGACAACACTGAGTTGTGGAACCTCGACATCACTATTGCAAAGTTTATTCTTCCTCGCTTGATAGCTTACAAAGAAGTAAGCACTCATACGGACGATAAAGGTATTGATAAGATGATTGTTGCTTTCGAGGCAATTGTTAATGGGGACTGCTTCAACAGCATGCCAGAGGAAGTGGAAGAGGGCTTGAAAGTGTTTCATGAGAACTACTTTAGGTTGTGGCTATGACGCCCCTAGACAGCCTCCTCCGAAGCTCCTTCGAGGATTGGGCAGAATCACATTGGGCAGAGGGCCTTAATTGTTATTGGGACGAAGACGAACAAGAGTTCTCAGACGGTCATGTGCAGACAACGTGGGAGGGGTACAAAGAAGCCACTCGCAAGCTCCTTGAAAGCCTCGTGCTAGGTGTGGAGGCTACAAGAGAGGGCGCTGCTGTGGTGCTGATGGCTAAGGTGAAGGATGTTACGTTGGTGTTGAAAAGCGAGTATGTGGCTGTAAACAAACCTATCATCGGATGGGCTATTTCCCCTAAAGAGGTTAGATAATGAAAAACACAAAAATTGACGTAGCTATGCGCAAGGCTTTCCAGCTTGGCGAAGCCTACAGGGTGGCTATGAAAGGGCATGACATCGCCGCCGCAGACATCGCTTGGGCAGACTTTGAAGCCTACATCACAACAACTATGCTAGACGAGAATGGCGACACGAACATGATTGACGAGGAGAATGAGCGCAGGAAGCGGTTTGGGAGGATGCGGTGACAATCCTAGAAATGATTGCAGAGTGGCGTAAAGGCTGCTCCAACGCAGGACACATGAATTGCACAAGTGTGGCTACTGCGCAGAAGTATTGATTGACATTATTGAGAGGAAGCTTAAGAATGAAGTCGAGCATACACGGGCTCAAGGGCGACAACGGTAGGGATGAAGTGATTGGTGTTGCTGTCGTATTCGTCTTTTTAGCAATCGTGGGTCTACTCATTTGGGGCTTGGTATGAACACGCTTGATCTAGCACCACTGGAAATTCTTCTCAGTAAGTACAGTCCGCGCACACGTAACAGGATTGACTTTGGCAGCATGGGCCACAACGCTTTCTACCACAACGTTGACAGCAAAGACAATCCGTTTCCTCTGGATAGCAAAGCAGGGAAATCATGGGATAATGGATGGTGGGCAGCATGGGAAGGCTGGCAAGATCACTTGAACGAGGACTGGCAATGAACGAAACACTAAAGATTGAACAAGCATACTACAGAGCCATCGGTGTCGCTTCGCTTTACAAGGACTATCCAGAGGACGGCTATGACTGTCTGGTAGACCTACGAGGCAATCAGCTTGAAGGCATTCTCTTCAGCGATGTTCAAGGCTATCGTGTTATGCGCCGCGAAGAGATTAATGTGGAGTTTTACCCAGACCGTGTATATGCTTGGCACCCTGACGGCACTACAGGCATTCATGTGTATTACACAGATGAGCAATGGAAGAGTAAGCTGTGGGTGCTGAATTCTGCGATTGTGCAGGCTGCTACGCAGAAGCTTGAGAGGAACATCGTATGAACAAAACACAATTAACAAAGCTGCTGATTCGCTCGGCAGACAATAAAGATATCCAAGTGGTGATGCTTCCACCGGGCTATACAGTTACTGCTGGCTACACTCTGACAGGCTGGGAGGAAGAGCATGTTGACTTGCTCAACCTTGTGGAGCGGTATTTGACCCGCAAGCAAGAAGCGCACTACAACTACAAATAACTAAGGAGAACTGTATGACACCGTGGGAAAAGACAGCACAGGCGAATGCCGCCTTGCAGAAAGCTACGCAATACATCGGAAAGATTGGTCGAGTGGAGGCACACTTCACGCCCTACACTTACGGCAAATTACATAGCCTTGAGATTAACACTCAAATCTGTCATCAAGAGTCACACTCTGCACAAAACTACTGGAAGTGTGTGGAGTTTGATGATGCTCTGGCAGAGGTTGTGCGGGAACAGTTTGCAGACCTTGCAAAGCTTGCTATCCTAAAGCTTCAGAAGCAGTACAGTGCTGCGCGGCTGGCTGAGAAGGATAGCTTGTTGGCGCAACTGGCAGAGATTGAGCGCATTGAGAATGACGAGAAGGTTAAGGCTGTTTTGAGTAATCTTGGGAAATGACATGAACGAAGAACAACTGAAGCAAGCCTTGCAAGAGGCTTTCAATTACGGCCAGAGGGTAGGCTGTAGCGATGGCATGGGGCCATTTATAACGGATGCTCGGCAGCTTAAGTGGGACATTCTTGTGCAGAAGTGGTTGGATGTGCTGCTCAATGATGGGAATTGCGAAGGGTGCGATGGAGGATGCTTTAGCTGCCCTGCTAGGGAAGATGACTACGAATGACTGACTTCTACAAAGGGCAAGTGCTTTTAGTCTGCAACCAAGGCACAGCCATAACTCCACAAACTATTAAGGTAACTATACAATGGGTTGCACCAGACCGAGTACACTACACGGTGGAAGGCGATCCGAAGATGCGAGAAACTTCAATCGAACGATTTACCAACATTGCGAAGATCAAATGAACAAAAACGACAGCATTACACTGAAAATGCTAATCAACCAACGCTGTTATGTACTTGCCGCATATTGGGAGAATAAAGCGGACTACGAAGAGTTAGAACTTGCAGAGACACGGCTGAACGCATTCATCGACAGCTTAATTAAGAGTTCTGAATGATACTAATCTATCCACAGCCGCCTCTCGGCATAAAGTACATGCTCGGAAATGAAAGCTGGTTAGAACCTGACAAGCGCACTCCGTTGCGCCTACACTGCGAAGAGTGGGGCAACCTAGGGCCTCTGGAGCTTGATAGGGAAATTCCTGTGAATGCTTCCGGGTTTCGTGTACGATGCACTACGATTGAAGCGCCGGAGGGCGTGACAGGATTTATGGAGAAAGCTGGGAAGTATTACTGGACGAGTGAGAAATGAGCAACACAGTATTCTTCGTGCAGAACAACCTAGTCGAACACCTCACCGCCCCCGTTGCAAAGTTTGCCCACATCAATGGCTACGAGATTATCGACAGGTCTTCCACATCCTCTATGATTGTGGACGATTGCGGAGTTGATTGGAATGCGTATAGCTCAGTGTTTATTTATGGGAGCGTTCAGTTTCTCCGCAAGGCTAAACAATCGAGCCTGTCTAAATACGTGCAGTATGACGAGAAAGCATTCTCCAACGAGCTTTGGGAGTTTGTCTTCCAGAATGAGCTTCTTAATTGTGGCGGCTCTGTGTGCAAGGCTTCTGAGATTACGCTGTCATCCCCTATACATATTCGCCCTCTGAACGAGGACAAAGCATTCACTGCAAAGGTGTTCGATAGTGAAAGTTGGCAGGCTGTGCAATGTGCCCTATCGCCCGATCTGCTGTGCTGGGTTAGCCCTGTCAAGGGCATTGACGCAGAGTGGCGCTGCTGGTTTATTGGCGGGGAATTAGTAGGGGCTAGTCAGTATCGTGAAGACAACGCTATGAAGGTGGTGAGGGGCGCTCCTGAACATGTTTTAGCATATACTCAGGATATAGCATCTCATTGGCTTCCTGCGGAGTGTGTTGTAATGGACGTTGCGCTGACACTGGAAGGATTAAAGATTGTAGAGTTTAATCCCATACATTGCTCAGGGTGGTATGCAGCAGACGTGGAGAATGTGCTTCAAAGGTGGGTTGAATTTGTGGGGAAGTGACAGCGCCGCAACAGAGCTTCCTTTACGGGGCTTTGTGCGGCGTTTCGTTTTTGTGAGGGATTGGAAGGGCTATGCAGGAAAGGAACTGGGGGAGAATTTCAAATTTCGCCCTGCTCCCGAAATCCAAACTTGATGGTATGCCACCGAAAAAATTGATAAGCTGTCTAGGAAGTTTTCCCAGATTTCCCCGCGTACACCCCGCAGCCCACCCCGGAGTTGACAGAAATCAACGAAAGTTGCTGGTGTGAAACTTAAATGTTACAGGCGCGTCTGGATTATCTTCGCGGACGCCCTCCCGAAGTTCACTTACAGAATACATCCTCTGTGGTGAACACGTCAAGCGTTATTTAGCAAAATCCTTAAAAATCTTTTCCGGCCTAGCTGGCGTCGGCTACCTGTGTAGCTGCTAGGCTGGATCAACTTCTAAGGGCGGGCTTTTGAGCCTGTCTAGATCGCGTCTGGTATGAATCCCTATCCGCTGTCCTGTTCGGTCCTCTCCGGCCTTCCTGGCGCGTTTGCGGGGCACCCTGCGCTGTATTCTGTGCTGTCCTCCCTGTAGCTGGCTGTTTAGGAGTTCTTTCTATGCCTTGCTAGTTTTCTGTTGCTTGCTTCAGTAGGTACAGAGTAGGGCATATCTCCAGTGCTGGATATGGCGTGCGCGGCAAGATACATAGAGAGACGATAGGAAGGTTCCTATTCACTGTTACAACTTCGTGCAAAATAATTTGAGAAAGAGCTTGCATATCCATAGGAACCCTGTAGAATTCAATACATGGACGGAGCGCAAGCGAAGTCAAATCGAAACACAACACACAGAGGAAAACATTATGCGCAAGCTCACAGCAAAGACTAAGTACAAATATCACGAAGACGGTTATGCAATCATCTACGCATGCCGGAAAGGTACTACTAAGTTTGTTCCTGCCTTCACTTGCCATGAATCGTGCATTCCGCTGATTCTGAAGGCTCAAAGTTTTGATCTGGAGAATGTTGTTCTTAAACCATACGTGGAGGCTTAATCATGAAACTGCCAATCTATGACAATCGCACTCTTGTCGGCCATGCCTCCAGCGTGAAAATTACGCCAGCTTTCCGGGCTAAGCACTTTACGCTGTGGGTTCGCTCTCTGTCTAACGCCAGCTTTGAGCTTAAAGAAAAATCTGCTATCACTGGAGATGCTAACGATAGCGGGTACATCCTCATCGACAAGCGCGAACAGAACATTGCTCGTGGTTTTGCTTGAACCAAAATTGATTAGGGGGCATTATGCAAAAGCACACTTTCGACATCGCATTAGATAGCGGCGAATTCTTCCAGCGTTGCACCGATGAAGCTGGCAAGGAATACGAGATTGCCGCACCGTTCAAAGCTTATGATGAGCTTGCAAATGGCTTTAAGTGGTCTATGTCAGTGAAGCACAAAGGCCAGCGCAAGTATCACGCTAAGAGCGTAGTTACAGCAAGCGTATATGGTTTGCTGGATTATGTCCGCGCTGAGTTCGTCGGTGGTGCAAGCGCACAAGTGATGCTTCAGACTACAGACGTTGAGCTTAATTTCTTTCTTGCTTGAGGCAATCATGCTAAACCACATCGACGGATTTTCCATCACCAACACAGGCTCCAGCCCCGACCGCCAAGGGGGCCGCTATCCTGCTGCTGTGCGGGTGTATCATTGGGGCAAGCTGCTAGCCTGTGTGGAAATCAACACACATCAGCCTCTTAAGTATATCCGCGAAAGGCCGCGTTCACGCCACACACAGAGCCTTATCGGCCAGCTTAAGGGGCAAGGCGTAGCAGATGAGACTATAGCGGAGCTACTTAGTGCTGCTGTTACAAATTAAATCAAAAGAAAAATAAGAAAGAGCTTGACTCGCAATAGGAAGTAGGCGATACTGGAATCACTGAGACACACAAACAACCACTTACACACAGGAGCTTATCATGACCACCACCTTCACTTCTTCCGACGACATCATCAACGTTTCCGACATCACCGACCGCGTAGAAGAACTGCGGGACGAATTGGAAGCGCTGGAGCAGGACGTTACCGAAGCCAACGAAAGCGGTGCAGCTACTGAGCATGCCGAAGCTATGAAGGCTCTTGCGGACTGGCGCGGCGAGAACGCCGAAGAACTGAAAAACTTGGAAGCCTTGCTCTCCTCCCTGTGCGGCTACGGTGGCGACCACAAATGGGAGGGCGACTGGTATCCTGCAACGTTGATCCATGAAGATCATTTTGAATACGCTATGAATGAAATGTTGGAAGACATCGGCGCGATTCCTAAAGACATTCCTGAGTACCTCACCATCACGGTTAATTACGATGCACTGAAGCAAGATTACTCGGAAGTGGGATTTGACGGGAACACGTTCTACTATCGTTGAAGTACCGAACACGAGCACAAATAAGAAAAATAAAGCTTGTGTTCTGAATTTTAATGTGCAATACTAGAATCACTTAAACGAAACAAACTTCTCAGGAGAAACATCATGGCAACCAACAAAACTTTTAACGGGGCGAAAAATTGGAACCACTGGAACGTTTCCCTCTGGATTAACAACGATGAGGGCCTGTACCGCATGGCGAAAGATTACATCCGTGAGGCTAAAGACTGTGGAGGCCGTGAAGAGGCTGCAAAGATGATGCTCGACGCGCTGCAAGAGAGTGGCATCACGCACACTCCAGACGGTGCACCATACAGCGTCACCACAATCCGTGCTGCAATGCGTGGTATGTAAGACTACAGCCCCGCGCAAGCCTCCGCAAAGAGGTTATGCAGGGAATGAATGGAATGCTTTGGGGAACATAATGAAGAACCTAGAAGAAATGCGTAAAAATGTGGCACTCGCTCGTAGCAATGCTTTAGAGGCCTACATCCAATATAAGCGAGGCTTCGCGACTATGGGGGACTACGGCAAAGCTTGGGAGAATTATAAAGAGCTTGACTCAGAATTATTCATTGTTGAAGGGCAGGCGGTTTTGAGCCTTCTGTAGCAAACACAAAAATAATAAGAAAGGGCTTGCGGGAAGTGAGGTAGTGTGAGATAGTATGTGTATTGACGAAGCAAACACAACCCTAACACACGAGGAGACACAAAATGCCCAGCTACTCAGTTTTGAATCTCGACGCACGATTTTCCGTTTCCCAAGAACTTACCCTCGTGTTCCTTGAGGTTTGGACAGCGCGCTGCGAGGAGACGGTGTTAGGCATGTTTGGTAGTCGCCTTGCTGCTGAGCATGCGTGCTACTGGTCAGCCTCGCAAGAGTGCTGTCTTGAAGAAGCTTGATTAATCCGTAAACGTATTTATTTTGGAGAATGCTATGAAAGAAAGTGAACGCTTGAGGGCTGCAAGGAAGCTGATTGAGAAGCCTGAGAATTGGATGCAGGGTGGATACGCTGATAACCCCCATAACGGCCTTGCAAATGCTTGTAGGTTCTGCTCAATTGGTGCTGTGCTCAGGGTCCGTGGAGAAGAGGTCACTGCCCTAGACTTTAACAGCACTTCTCGTTATCTGCAAAGGGTGCTGGACAACATGAATGAGGGGAGTTGTGTGGCCGACTTTAACGACAACCACTCGCACTCCCATGTCATGGAGTTATTTGACGCTGCGATTACCATTGCTGAGAGTGAAGAAAGCTAAAATGTCAAAAGAATACATTCACAGGACGACCCTTGCAGCAATCCACGCATGGGCCAACAGCGACACTTACGACAGATATGCTTGCTGGATTTCCACCCAGAAAAAAGGTGGGAAGTGGTGGGCAGCACAAGACACCATCTAGCAAGCCTACTACAAATAAACAACACAAGAATTCCGTTAAGCGCTAAGAAAAGGCTTGACGGTATTCGCACGCCTGTTGTATAGTTAGTTCATCCGAGCAAATCTGCTCAAAACACTAACGTACAGGAGCACCCTATGCAAGACGCCCTTTCCACTTTCCTCGAAGTTTCCCTTTACGTCATCTCCGGTGCCTTCTGCATCTTCGCAGCTACCCACACGCTACCAATGGGCCTCACGGCTTTCTCTGCTGGCTCCCTCCTCACTTGCTTCTCTTGTGCGGCATGGAGCATTTACAAGCTCCTCGTGCGGGGCGTCTGATGTCATTCTCTCTAGTCAACGAACTCTTCCTATACCTGACATGGGTTTGTGTAGGATTTCTTCTGTGCTTACTACTTCAGCGCAACAAAGATAATGACGACGATAGCTAAAATAAGCTTGCACTAGATAGCGAGTGTGCTAAGATGTACTCACTAACACAGCACAAGGAACACCATGCCAGACAGCAAAGACAAGCTCCCGCTCATAGACGATATTGAAAGCGTCCAAAGGGACACAGAGGAAGCGCTGAAGGGGCTGCGGGTTGTGCTGGCAATCATTGTTGTTTGCTTCATCGGGGCAGTGTGCGGACTTATTTATTTTACTTAGGAGCTTGACATGACATCGTTTGAATTCGGCGTAGGGACGTATCCAACGTTGGCAATGCGGAGTAGAGCGCACAGGGAGGGCGTCTACGCGGGTAAGCATAGCGGGAAGTATGATAGGGTCCACGAACCAAGGGCAATTGCTTTCGAATACCCTTTCGGTATGCAAGTGAAGGCCCTCAACAGGAAGCAGCGCAAACAGCTTAAACTGAGCGAAGGAGAAATGTGGTGAAATACAATTTCAAGTTTAAGATTGGCGACGTTGTGAAGCACAAGGTGGGAGACGAGTGCATATACATTCAGCAAACCGCATTCAACTCCCACACAGAGCAAGCACTGTATATAGTGTACACAAACACTGGCTGTGACTACTTCATGGCAGAGTCTTTTGAGAAGTTTTATGAGGTGAAGAAATGAACTACATCCTAATTTTTGTATTCCTCTGGAGCAGCGGACATCCGGAGTCTACGTCTCAAAGCGTAAAGTTTCACTCTTTGAAGGCGTGCCAAGCGGCTGCTCTGGAAATTCGGAAGCAGGCTGCAAAAGAAGCCCACAAACTACCAATTCTAGTTTGTGCAGCGGAGCATCTATGACCCTCACCCCAGAGCAAGCTAGTAACCTCCTCAGCGCCCTGCAAAACCTCTGCATCGCATTTGCAGACATGTGTGATCGCACGGGGTATAATGCTGGGGCGTATTATACGTACAGAGCAGCGCAAAAAGTGATTGAAGAGACTTTAGGAGAAACACAATGAATAACTCTAAAATTTCCGCACTGGAAGCTTCCCAGATTATGATTCTTGCCGAAGATTGGGCGAATGCCAAAGCTAAACACGCACAAAACCCTAAATCGTATTACTACGAGATAGCGCTACTGGCAGAGCAAGCCCTGCGAGACTTCGTGAACGAGCTTGCTGACGCTAAATAACCCTTGTAAACCCTCCTCCACAATGTTATTCTGAACACATCAACAGGAGAACAAAATGCTGCCTATATTTATCTGGTTAGTTTGCTTCACCATCGTCTTCTCAATCCTGCTCGTCTACGTCTGCATGGCTGAAGTGAAGCCTCCGAAGATGCCCGAAGAGATGCGTATGCGTCTACGTGAATGGGGAGAGGCAGAATGAGCGCCAACACTATTGCATACCTTTCCATCTTGGCCCTAGTATTGTTCGTATTTGCGGTGGGGGTAATAGCAAGACGGAATGACAGAATTGCAGAACTAACTGACGAGGATCTAGAGCAAGCTATTTTTCGGGAAAGCTTGCAAGGGAACTTGGACAGTGTGTATAGTAGGGAGCGGCAGATGCGGCAGGGGAAGGGTTGTTAACCAAAATAGAGCTTGCATTATCTTTGTTATTGTGGCACACTGAATTCGTTGAAACAAAACACAGCCCGATAGGGCAAACACAGGAGAATATCATGTACGACGAAATGACAAGCAAAGAACTCTACACCCAGCTGGAAGCCGCTGGCTGGAGCTTTGGCAGCGAGATAGACGAGACAACAGGCATCTCATGGAATGCTTACAGGCGCTTGATTGGCGGGATTGTGAGTAAAGCCACTGGAGATTCTCCAATACTGGTTATCAAGCCTTATTCCCTAGCATTCCCCGGCAGTGTGCTACGCTCTGTCAACTTTGAAGTGAGGGGGCAAATTGCTAGCGGGCAATGGGTGGAGTTTAAAGTTTACGGGGTGAGGTTTGAGGAGACGCTCACTAGCGTTGAGCGCTGCACGGAAGTGCTGTTGACGGCTTGGAATGCTGTTGCGGGGCTGTGATGAACAAACGCCAAGCAATGCGCCTAGCCCTAGCTCTTGAGGGAACCTACATCATTCAATCTGATACAGGTGATGCTGTAACAAACTATCTCTCAGAGAAAGACATAGTACGCTTTCAAGAAGCACAGCGGGAGATAGGGCGGCAATTGCTGCGCAGGGCTGGCTTTGATAGGCCGCTGTCTGTTGGGGAGTTTATCAAGATTATTAGCGAGGGGCTGTGATGAAGCGTGTAGAATTCTTAGGGCAGTGGTGGGAGGCTCCAGATTGGGCTAAGTTCATTACACACGATTTAGATTATAGTGGGGCTGTAATTGTGTGGGAGAAACTGCCAGTGTTCGCCAATGCGCATTGGGCACACGATACTAAAGATTGGCTAGACCCCGGCGAGAAAGCTTGCTTAGGGCATGTGATGCCAGAGGCCGAGATTCGGAGGATTGACTGATGAGCAGAAACAAACGGGAAGGGCGCTATGCGGGGAAGTGGGAGGGCGTATTGTGAGAGGTTGTGTGATATAATACCGACTAGTGTACAATTAGTGAGAGAGAGTAATGGACGACTACATAGAAGAGCAATTAGCCAAGTGTAGAGCAAAGGAGCAATACGCCTCCGAGCTTGACGCAAGAACATTTGGTAGAGAGCATTCCAGCAAGCGCAATGTAGAACTCTATGTCTACAAATGCCCCTACTGCACAACATGGCATCTCACAAGTAAGGCCCGAGCAGAATATTGGAATGTCAATGCAGAGTTTGTGGAGCTTGACGACTACGAAGACATCCTAGGCGACAAACTGTTTTGGCACAGGTTGCAGGACATGCCGTTGGTAGAGGCGCTGGACATTGTTAAAAAGACGCTCCGAAAGGTGAAACAAACTCTTAGTGCTGTTGGCCCCAAACTACAAAACGATCCAGATGTCAGGAGGTGGATACAGCTAAAGAATCGGCTTGAAGAGGAGCAGGTTTTTATGCGGTTCTTGTGCGACAACAATGTTTGGCGTAGAGCTGTAAAGATGCTGTACGGTGAAGAGGGGTATGAGAAAGTGAAGCAGATTGTGATAGCTGAGAGGGAGGGGAGAGGATAGGAGGAGAGGCCCGCGCAAGGGGCTTATATAGGGCACTGGTGTATTGCCTCACAGTGAGGCATTTACCTGTATCTTGATGTCGTTGCACTGTACCCACAAAATAGTCTTACATGCTTACGCATGCGCTAACAACCTTACACACATACACAAGAATGCCTTTATCTATTCGTTCCACTGCGCAGGCGAAGCCGTAGCAGAGGGACAGAAGGAGATGGCTGTTCTTAGACTTAGAGGAAGCTTTCTCTTCTTTATCTCTTTTCTTATCTATTACATCTATCTCTTAGTACGGTAGCTCTGAGGCAATTAAATGCCTCTCTCTGAGGCATATCAACGTCACAGTGAGGCGTATCTACTTCAGGCTGAGGCTTTGACAGCTTACACAATTGCCTCTCTCTGAGGCATATCTAACACTTGACAGACAAGCGTGCTCATGCTATAATTGTCTTTGGTAGCACAATAAAGGAAGTAATTCTATGCGATTAGACCTTAACTTAGACATCATCCGATGGATCGATGCGAACAAAGGCGACAAGTCAAGACCAGCTTTTATTATATCAAAGCTAAGAGAACTAATGCAAGACACGAAGCCTAACGGCACAATCCATACGAAGGGACTACATGAAGAAAATATCTCCTATGGAGCTAACCACGCTCCTGAACAGAACTAAGGTTTCTGTTTCCAAATTGACAGTACACGAACACCGTCTATTGTCTTTCCTGCTGGCGAGAGTGAACAAAGACAGGTTAGCTACTCATGGCTACCTTGCTTGGCCCGGCACTGATGAAATCATTGACTACACAGACATATCTAAATCCACTATCGAGCGACTGCGCAAAACGCTAGTTGCTGCTGGATGGGTGCAATACACGCCGGGCCATGGTGCAGGTTCCAGCAATCATTACTACATCAACGGACAGCGTATCTATGATGCATATGTGGCATCTGGCAATAAACCACCAGAGGGGACCGTGTACGCCACAAATGTGCAGGAGAAGCCAAAGAAGCAACACGAGCGCAATAAGTCAGGACTTAAGCAGGGTAAGGTAACGCCCGTTGCGCAAGAAGTCCCCAAGGTGTCTGTCCAACCAGTGGATGGGGGCTACCCTCGCTGGCATAAGGGTGTATGGGTGACGAGCGCAGAACACGCCCGAAGGGTGGATATTGAAGCGCAACACACTCAAGACGAGGATTGTCCCTTTTAGGAGCATACAAGCCATCTACGCACCCATTGTCATGGGTGCTCCGCTCCCTCCGAAGCTCTCTAGGGGGCTTTGACGAACATGCAGGGAATGATTTACTAACGCAAAGAGGTATTACAATGAAAACTGTTATCATCTATGACCAAGTGTTTGAACAGCCTATTTCTTTCTATGTTGTGGAGGGTGATGTGTCACACTTAGATGGTGTGTACGGGAACAGTGCAGCTAACACGGAAGCACAAGAGAATGAGCTGTACGCCATCGTATTCAATGAGGACTGGTCGCAAAAGCCAGCACTCGACAAGTTCCCTGTTGATGTTGTTGCACAGGGTGCTAAAGTGATTGTGTGCGGGTTTCTGCCTTGAACATGCAGGGAATTGGAATATAATGTAGTTATGCCGAGAGGCTGGGAGGAATTGTTATGAGCGATACAGCGAAGCGCACTAAAGGGCCTTGGGAAGTGCTAGGCGCAACGATTTACGTTAGGGAGAACGATTACAATCGATTCTTTGCTTCTGTAGGTAGCTCAAGAGGTACACCGGACGAGGAGCTGAAAGCCAATGCTAGGCTCATGGCTAGTGCTCCTGAGTTGTTGGATGCGCTGGAGCTTGCTAAGAAAGGCCTAGAGGCTCACGTAGAATACGCCCGAGGGAAAGAGGATTATGAGCTATTCACAGCAACGGTGTTTGCCATGCAGACGATTGATGCGGCTATAGCGAAAGCTAAAGGGGAATGAGATGCTAGTGCAAATTGACGCAGTTGGAAAGTACGTTATTACGTTATCTGAGGCGGAAGCAAAGGCGTTAACATATAGTTTGTCTATGGCAAGCTATTACGAGCCAGTGCTACAGTATAAACAGCAAGCCGACAAGCTGCGGGATGCTATCTACGTGGCAGAGTCTAAGGGCGCCCCTAAATGAGCACCAAAGCCAAACAGCAGGCTCGACGGGCTGAACTCCAGTTCATCCTAACGGACGTGTGGAACAGCGAGAGACAAGGGTACAGTTTCTATGTGTGGCTAGATAAGCAAACTCAGGACATTAGCAGGGTTGGCTGGCAGGATGAAGCTAAGGAGCTAATTGCTCTGTATGAGGAGCTTTGACAGGGGCCAGCGCAAGCTGGCTTTCTCTTTTGTGTACAACAATTTTAAGAAATCGCTTGTGCTAGCTGAGATAGTGTGAGACACTAGATTCATTGAAGCACACAACAAGGAGCCCTACCATGTACACCACCTACGAAGACGCAGCAGAAGCCACTATTAGCCGCCAGCAAGCCATCCGTGAAGTGAAGAAGCATCACAGCAACGTAGAGGAATTCTTCGCAGAGGTAGGCGAGAAGGCAGAGTATAGCGGCAAGGAAGTGTTGGATTGGCTGGGGTATTGATATGTACATACTGACAAACATAAGCGGCAAGAAGATTGTTGCGGGCAATCCTGGAAAATGCCACACTGCACTACTTGAGAAGTTAATACTCAACGAAAACTGTATGTTGTGGGTTATTATTGGTGACAGAGCAATACGACATTCGTATGTGTATGCTGGTGGGCTGCATCGACTCTTTCCAGGAGCCTAACATGTACAACATTATTTTCCTCGACGCAGACAACAAAGAAATGCTCTTGACAGTGGATGTTTTGAGCATTGCTCAGACGGTGCATGACACCATTGCTGAGGCAGGGTATGTTATGATTACGGAACGGCCACATTGAGGAGGATGGTTATGTTATGCTGGCATAAGTGGGGAATGTGGAGTGCCCCTAAAACTGTAGACATCGTGATTAGCGGATGTGTTTCCCCTTATCGCGAGGTTTTCACAGGGCAGGAACGGACCTGCACTAAGTGCGGGAGACTTCAGTACAGACAGGTGGAGTGGAAATGACAGCACATGAGCTTGCAAGATTGCTTTTGAGTGGGCCTGATTATACAGTGGTGGTGTACAATTATGAAACAAGACAGACACGTGTTGTCGAGAGTGTACAAATAGTCGGTGAGCGTACAGACATCAATATCGAATGAGGGGATATGACATGAACAAAGAAACTGATAGCCGTTACCCATACACCTATGCTGCTGACTACCTCCGAATGTTTGGAGGGTATAACTCGGGAGGTGTTGCACTAAGCCGATCTGATGCAAGCCAAATCCGTAGAGCACTCGCAGAAGCACTCGGAATGGATGATGCAGAGCTTGCAAAGAAGCTTGCAGATCATTACCTAGCAGACGAGGAAGGACTTCTAGCCACCTCAACTCTTAACCTGTTGAGCCACTTCCAGAGCCTATCATGAACTACAACGAGCTAAAGAGTGCTGTAGAGCAAGCTAGGCAAGCGGCTGTTGAGGCTAGGGCAGCGTATCAGCTAGCACCAACTAGAGAAGGCCTTAATACAGCACATACTAAGTGGTTTACGTATGAGTCGCTGGATAGTGACCTGCTGAGGATGGATGTGGACATTTGGTTGGAGGGGGTGTTGTGATGAGGGATACACGGATTCAAGATCAAGCCTATATGCTGGCTGCGAGGCATCACAAGGGCCAACTATACGGGACAGAGCCATACACTGAACATCTGGCGGATGTCGTTCAAAGCCTTTGGATGAAGCACGGGGACAGTATCAACCCTGTGCTAGTCGCTACGGCATGGCTGCATGATGTGCTGGAGGATACTGAGTGTACTTGGGAGGAAATTGTAGCTGCGTGTGGAGATGAAGTAGCACGGGCAGTTGTGTGTCTGACAAAGCACCCCCAGCAAGCTAAAGAATGGTATATCGCAAGGATTAAAGCCTGCCCAATTGCCCTAGAGGTGAAGATTCATGACAGTTTATGCAACCTCCGTGCTAGTGTCATGAGCGGGGAGAGGGGGAGGGTACGGAAGTATTCGCAGCAGTTGATGCTGTTGGTAGAGGGGTGAGAGGGATGCCCGTAAGGGGTTAGATAGCAGCACACAAAAGCCCGCTCTAGGCGGGCTTTTCTTCGTCACTATGCGTACCCCTAGGCAGCAGCTACAAGGCCCGTAGAGAGCCTATACAGGGCTGCTAGAGGGCATGCTGTACATCGTGCTATGTGTGGCCCCCCCTTCGGGGTGAGGGTGGCTGTGCAGCTACATGTAGGCAATGTGTTCTACCATGTGCTATGGGGCAGCTACTACCCACTATATGTAGTGTTACTATGTGGCACGCCTACTAGATGTAGGGCAATGTTAGTGAGTACTAACGTTAGCGGTTACTAACATAGGGTTAAGCAAACAATCACGCCTTCTTCTTCGCATACGAAGTAGTTTCCTTTACAACAACACCCCTCCCAGACACCTCGAAATGTTGCTAACAAGCATTGCGTTGCAGCAGGGCAACATCTAGTTGCTACGAAGCAACATCAGAGGGCACATTTTCGCCTTGACTTCCTAGTGCGTGCTGGGCGGTGGGTGATAGGGTGCCCGATGGGGCGTAGCTGGCATGGATGGACAGGGAGATGGAGACGCTTAATCCTTTAGAATCAATGACATGCACCTACTCAGGCAGGCTCGACATTCACGCATCGCATACCTGAAAATGGACCCTTAGGGAACCAAAAGGGGATGGATTAGAGGCTCCAGAAGGCGTCGAAAGGGCGTGCTGGTAGGTGCACAAGGGACGCCCTCTGATCGTCGCTCCTACGTCATATTTGACCCGCTCTAGTGCTATGGGCGACCCCGTATGGGCCATGTTTAACCACGTTTGTAAGCCTGTAACATTCTCAAAAGTGCCTATTTGACCCATCTTTTCGTCCACTTTTAGCCTTGTTTGAGATACTTTTTCATATGATTTCGCACAGCAAAACTACGAAGTGGGCTATCCAAAAATAATTTTTAGAAAATTTCAAGTTTCCTGAAAAGGGCCATTGACAGATGCGTTTATAGCCGCTACAATGACTGCATCAACTAGCAACTTTGCACACACAAACAGGAGCTTGAAATGACTACTACATATTTTTATACGAGGGTGTCCCTTGAAGAGCAGACGACAGAGAACCAGAAGCTTGCTGCTAAGGCCGCTGGCCTGACGATTGACGAGTGCTTCACTGACCACGGTGTGTCAGGTGGAGTGAAGGCTATGGAGCGTCCTGAGTTCGCCCGCATGGCTGCTCTTGTGAAAGCCGGTGACATCCTCGCAGTGAATAGCGTTGATCGCATCGGACGAGACACTGTGGACGTTCTCTCTACTGTGGAAATGTTCCAAGCTAAGGGTGTCAAGGTGTGTGTTCTCGCCTATGGCAATCTTGATCTTACTAGCGATATGGGTAAGATGATATTGACAATCGCAGCAGGCTTCGCAGCCCTAGAGAGGTCGAATCTCCGCACTCGCACAAAGCAAGGCATGGCGCGTACTAAAGCGCAAGGCACGAAGCTTGGCAGGCCACTCAAGATTACTCCAGACACGCTAGCAGATATTTTGAAGGACAGGGATGCAGGTGTACCGCTGGAAGGGTTGTCTCAAAAATATAAAATCCCCCGCAATACCATCCACAAAAATGTTGCTAAGTGGGCTGGTAAAGTGGAGGACTATCGTGTAGAGTACAAAGCTCGTGAAGTGCAGTATGCAGCGTCTAAACTCAACTAAGGAGAAATCATGGAAGTCAATCTAGACATTGAAGAAATTGAAAGGCGTATTTCATTACTGTCGTACCCACACCAAGTTGCTGTAAGAAATATGGGGAAGCATATTGAGCTTGCAACTGACAGCAAGATAGAGCCGCTTAGTGAACTTGCTGTGTCAATGGTGTTGTACAAGTTGTTGAGGAAATAGAAGAAAGCCCGCAAGCGGGCTTTCTTATTCATCCTCGTTGAGCACTCAAAAACTCCAGCCACTCCCCAGCACTCGCCCCACCACCCCTCCAAGCCTGAGCCTGCTCGGACAGAGGCTCGAAAGCCTCCCAGTACACTTGAGCTTGAGCACGCTCTTCCCGCATCGCGTCGAAGCCTTCCATGAGTTCCTCGAAGATGTCTCTCTCCACAATAGGCGTCGTAAGAATATGCACAGGCCCATAAGGCTCGCCCTCAGCCGTGTGGCCTTCTACATAGAACTCAGGCATTCCCCAACCCCGCTAAGATTCCGCAAAGTTCTCCACACCCTTTGCAGTTCCATTCAATATTCCACCCCTGCACTACTCGATCAGTGCCACATTTGCACTTGGTACTAAAGCTAGGGGGCGTGTTCTTCACGGGCTGGCTGTCATGGAAATCGAGAGCCATTACGACAGTAGGTTCCTTCGGAGGTTCAGTCATCCCTAGCCACTGTACGTGCCCACCCCAATCGCCCTTGAAGGAAATAGATGAGCCATTCTCCATATGGATTGTGTGCACTTTAGGATCACTCATCCTGATCCTCCATTGGGCAGCTACGCCCACTGCAAGCAGGCTCATTGTCCTTAAGCTGAGGGCACTGTTTGTGTGCACACTCTCCATCTCGATTCGCTGCACAATACATCAGTACCCTTTCATTCTTGTATAACTTCCAAGCAGCCTCCGCAGCAGCCCGCTCCGCATCACTTTTAGACAGCTTCATAATCCTCCCCCGTACACATCTTCCAAACTTCCTCCATAGTGTGCTCCCTATCCTTGCCATCCTCGTGGCGCATGAGAAATCCCTTCGGCAGCGTCATCACTGTTGGGATGCCAAGCTTCCAGCCTGCGTAGCCTCCTGCTAGGTCTGTACCTGTTTGGCCCCCTGAGATGATTTTCTTGATGGGGTAGTAAGCGTGCACGATTTGGAGGATATTGTACACACGTCTGTTCAATCGATCCTGCTCGTACCCATGTTTAGACCCCGTATAAATTCCGTTACCTGCTACATTGACAGTGAGCGCCGCTGTATCGCGCATACGAAAGTAGAGCCGCCTAGCGCTATCAACCCATCTCTCTTCAATTGGTAACTCAAGAAAATGCTCCTCCCCACGCTTCGTAGCAGCTTTCTTCGTCAGCTTCTCTCCAGCCGTTGTGTAGTCTACGGCAATGGCAATTGTCAGATCAGCCTCTGTAGCATTCGCCCATGTGCGAGGGGCGTAGCTGGAGGAGGTGTGTTCACGGATTAGAAGTGTCATTGGTGCCCTTTCTTAACAGACGTATCATTCCTCTCAAGATTCCTCTCCACCATCTCCCAATCGTAGTCGAACAGATAGTTGTGAGCATTCCCGAGTAAGTTGTATTTGTTCTTCGAGACAGACACTTTAGCAAATGTGCGAAGACCCGGATGTATGACCTTAGCAACCCTGTGAACAATTGTGTTATCTACGCCAATCAACGAGCCATTGGGGTACGTCTTGATATTCCCCACTCCGGCCTGTGCTTCCATTTCCCGCATAGATTGTGTGTGGTCGTCACTCAACACAAACTCTTGGTTGACACAAAATTCTGTAGGGTTGCTGTCGCTCCACAGGTAGTTCTTGTCTTCTGTGCCAAACCCATCAATGTGCCAACCTGAACGATTGTAGTTGCTGTCCGGGCTGACGAACATTCGCTTCGCACTAAGGTAGATATACGAATAGAAATCAGCTCCGCTCCGCATGACAGCATTTATCAGAGGCCGGAAGCATTCCAGATTATGAGGCAACCGAACGTCTTCACGCGGCATAGCAACGGGCATGTCCTGCACGAACATCATCTCTTCACAGTCAATGTCAAAGTTGCCCAGAATATCAGGCTCCCTGCTGTAGATAGTACGCTTCATATCACCCCCTCCACCCAGCAAACACCTTAACAGCATCCCTAGCACTAAGCCCCATATCGTAATACTCCCACCAATATTCCTTATTCAAGTCGTGATAGGTTTGCAGCCAATCCTCGACAGGGAGGCTCGTGATGATGTAGTAGTAGAGTTGGCTGAGCCAAGATTCGTAGTGTGTTGTGTATGTTTTCATTATTGTGGCCCATATATATCAACCATGAATTTATTGAAAGTTTCCAATCGCTCAGCCACCACAGCAGCAGCCTCTTCTATTTCGCCTTGACCGTGTGGTGAGCAGTAGTCGAATTGCATAAGTGCCCTCTCGTGTGCACGGCAGGCATCGCCATAAAAGCTGAGCAGAATATTCAGTAACTCATCCATCACAACATCCCCTTGCATACAATAACCTCCCCAGTAAACACAGCAATAAAATTAGTAAGCTCCCAAGCAGACAGGTGCGCAGGCACTTGATGACGGCTCCCTAGCAGATGGCGCAGCTTCTCAAACAACACTTGCTCTTCGCTCTTCACAGGCTTGCCAAGCGTTGCCGATTCGTTTTTCATAACGTTCTCTCTAAGATAAGAAAAAAGCCACACAACCCTGTTAGGAGTCCATGTGGCTATATTACTGCGTTTACTTTGTTGTGTCTACTGTTTTCTTTACGCGCTTGGCCCTAGCAGGCTTCTTATCTTCCTTAACAGCTTCCTGCTCAGCCGCTTCTCGTGCAGCAATCTCTGCTTCAATGGCTGCAATGATGGCTTCCTCATCGTCCTCTTGCTGGCCTTCGCGATCTGCTGCGAGCAACTCAGAGCGCTTCTCATAACGCTCTACAAACTCATCCTTCGACATGTAGAAGTCAGTGCCAGTAAGCATGCGTTCGATTTCCTCGGTGCTGAAGAAGTGCTTATACATATCACGCAGAAGACGCTTGCTAGACTTTAGAGTATGCTCCACATGCTTCTCCACGTTCCAGCCGCTACCTCCACTGCCGAACGAGACATTGTGGCACATGATGGTGCTGTACTCGTTCATAGAGATGCTGTCCGCACGCATCAACAGGAACGTGCCAGCAGAGGCCACGTCAGAACAAGCGTTGACGTGCACGTGCGCGTGAGTGTCCTGCATAGCACCAAGCAGAGGCAGTACTGCGTGTAGTGCACCACCACATGTAGTCAGGTTCAATTGGAAGCTGTCATACTCTGTGGCATGCTCCATAGCGTTGACGATGTAGGCAAACTGGCGAGGGTGTACGAACGTCTCGTCAATGTCTACGCGGTATTCGATACCAGCAGGCTTTGCGGTTAGCATAAAAGGCTCGATGCTGCTTGCACAGTCGTCGTAGGAGTTAGTTGGTTTGGTGTTCATTGGAAGCCTTTACTTTACGTGGGTGTCCGTGCTCAGGTTTGTAGCCTGCACCAGCGGCATTCATTTCGTTAATCATCTGTTGTCGATACTCAACAGCCATACGCTTGGCTTCTTCTGTTCCGTACTTTAAAGCCGAGAAAGACTTCTCACGACGTTTTCCTGTTTTACTGTCCGCCCAATAGGCTGCGAAGCTAACAAGCCCGTTGCGGTGTTTCTTGGAAACGCCTGTTACACCTGATGTGTTGTTCTCCTGCATGCCACGATTTCGTGCCTGTTCAGTCCAAACTTCCCACTTACAGTTGATGGGAGAATAGTCCTCGTCGTTATTTTGTCGTCCCACAGTCCAGAGATGGTTGCCTTCCGGTGCTCTGCCCATGTCGCCCAAGAACGTTTCGTAACTGTCGCGCCACTCATCACAGACTTCAATGCCCCTCTCTCCGTAGTATGAGTAAGTCTCTTTAGAGTCGTTGTAGCAGCGCGCCTTCATGGCTTTCCAAGCTTGGTGCTCCTTGCTACCGCTGTCCCCATGAGTCGTGTTACGATCAACGCAAACCTTGACAGCAGACTCTTTCTGAGCACAACCGCAAGACTGGACACTACCACTAACAAGCCCTGCGAGGCGTGCCGAGTACACGGTGCCACAAGAGCATCGTACCGTCGCTACACGCACGTTCACCCCATTAACACTCAGACTAGGCAGTTCCTCAACTACCGTCAGCCGCCCGAATACCTTTCCTGTGTGATCTTCTCGTTTATAGATTCGAGGCATAACACTCCTACTGGTAGTAATACATTTTCACAAATGCCCGCGTCAGGCCATCACGCACGCAATCTTCAGGAGTAAACTGAACTACACCAATCATATCTTCCAAGGCGTCCAAGTCTTCGTCGGACATCCCCTTCGGTGCGTTATCAATTGTGCTATCAATAAGGGCGATAGTGGAGACAAGGCCGCTGCCGCCACGGAGGTCATTCTGCTTGTGGTCGCCCGTAAAGATGAATGTACAGTTGCGGCCAAGGCGCGTAAGCACCATTTCAAGGTCGCTATCAGTGAAGTTCTGAGCTTCTTCGATAAGCACGATAGCATCCTCAAAGGAGCGCCCACGAAGATACTCACCAGACTTAAGCTCGACATCACCCGCAGCGAGAGCATGCTCAAGAGCGCCCTTGCCCATAAACTTCTCAAGGTGGATAAGTGTTTGTGCAAAGTATGGGGACAGCTTCTCAAACTCCGTACCGGGTAGAAGGCCAACAGACTTACCAGTGGCTACAGCAGGGCGCACAAGGTAAATCTTATCAATCACCTTAGCCTTGTACTGGGTCGCAGCCCACCAAGCAGCGAGCATACTCTTGCCAGTCCCTGCTGAGCCTTGCATGAAGAGAATCTTCACACCTTTACGCAGCAGAGACACGGCAAGCTTCTGGTTCTCTGTAGCAGGGACAAACTTGGGCACCTTCTCGGGGGCAGTGGCTTCGCTGATGATAAATTTCTCTTTCACAGGAGGCTTCTCACCACGCACAATCTTCTCTTTACGGCGCATATTGTTCCTTTATTCTTCGACAGGTGCTTTGGCAGGCTCGGATTCTTTTTTAGTTTTCGGCTTAGGACCACGGGTATGTTTGTGCTGCGGCTTAGCTTCTACTGGTGCTACGGGTTGCTGCACAGGCACCACCTCCGCGACTTCAGGCTCCGAAGCACGTTCACGTTCAAACGTCACAGTGTACTCACCAGCACTGTAGTCAGGGCCGCTCTTAATGGAGTAGCCATCTTTGGTGCGCTGCTGGATCTCAGCCGTCAAAGACTCTAGAGTGGCGGTAGAGAACTCTTGGGTTTGCTTATTGCTCATAAGGGGATTCCTGTGGTTGGTAATAGGATGGCACGAAGTAGATGCTGAAATGCATATCTTCCGCTGCCTCTTTGCTTCTATTTCAAGTACGAATTTGTCGAGGTCGCTCATGCCTTGCCTCCGGGGATGGCGATGAGTAGTGTAGGGACGAAAATTTTGTCGTCGTTCTCAGGCACTTCGATAAACAAGTTTTCCATCACGGTGTCACGGAATAGCTGGACATCTTCTTCGGTGACGCCCTCTGGGTCGATACCGATCTTAGCGGATACCTTACGAAGCGAACCGTTACAGTCCTTGTTGTAGCCTGACAGAATTGCTGTGTGTGACATTGCGAGTCCTTACGATTGTTGTGGAGAACTCATTGTGCCCGAACGAAATGTTGCTGTCAAGAAGAATCTTGGAAGGATGTTGCTAGGGGTGTTGTAAGGAAGATAAGACTGAGGTTGTGTAGCGAAACTTCTAGAATTATTATTGCACGAGGTAGCTCATCTGTCAAGGGGGTTGCTGCAAATAAATTTTGCTTGACAAAACACATAGGTCATGGTAAGATAGCAGTTATTAGAGACATAGGAGAGATTGTGGGAGTCCATTTAAAGGAAAAACCACTGTCCTTCCGGCGCAAGAACAAGCACGAACTTAACCAACTCCTCAAAGACCTTAAGGACGAGGGTGCTAAGGCGTTGGCGAGGATGGTGGCACTAGCAGAGAGTTCTAAGGATGAAAAGATCAAGCTCAACACTGATAAGGCTATTGTTGAGATGCTGATCGAGGTTGCAGACATCATCAATAAGGATGATACTACGCGGACGCTGGGTGAGTTTAAGTATAACAAGGATGGCCCGAGGGAGTTGGAAGAGGATGATACGCCTCAGATCGACTTCAACGAGATTCAGGATGTTTAGTAGAGACAAGCTGATATAGCCGAACGGTAAGGCAACGCCCTTGTAAGGCGGAGATTCTGGGTTCAACTCCTAGTATCAGCACCAAGTTTTGCAGTTGAGCGAAACGCTAGTAAGTGGTGATGCGGGTGGCAGACGCCATCGTTAAATTTCGGAGCGCATTTTAAAAAGGTTGTGTCCGGCCCACTGCAAATTCAACAACGCGAGAGGTACGCCCATAAAGAGTTCTCTAGGCTTAAGTAACTACGAGGAACTAATATAGAGTTGGAAATGCTCTATCTCGCTCCAAACATGGCAATACGGCGGCAACCAGAGCGTCCCTATTCGCCATACCTTCTCTGAGTATCGCTACCAGAGGAACCACCAAATCCAGCTTGCACTGGTCGTTCGCTTGGCGTCACAGGCTGCTCGCGGGTAAGCCGCCCCTATTTTAAGAATTTCCTGTTCGGGGAATTTGTGGAGAGGGGGGTGAACATTGCACCCTCACCGTGCGTTTGCAGGCAAGGGTGGCTGCGCACACCAATTACAGGCCGTGGTTTTCCGAATAACCCGCGCCTAGTTTCTCATTAACCATATCCAACATCGCCTCTCGCCATTCGCAAGCAAGGCGGAACGCCTCGTCGTTTCCAAACTTGTTGATCGAGAAAGACTTGTTCATCTCTTCAAGCGTGACTGGGTGAGAAACCCTAGCCATCCAGCAAGGATGCTTTGACGTGCGGTTAATTAGATTGACGCCCGTAACACCTGAAGTGTTGTTTTTGTACTTCCGTTGGTTTCTGGCTTGTGTGGCTTTCGTAGCCCACCGGACGTTAGACGGCTCGTAGTTCCCGTCATTTTTCTCGCGGTCTAGTGTGGCTTCTGGAAACGGACGTTCTCCAACGTCATTTAAGAACTGCTCAAAAGACGATGCCCATTCGTCGCACATCGTGATACCCCTGCCTCCATACCTAGGATATGCGGGGGATTTCTCGTTGAAGCAGCGTTTCTTAATGTCGTTGTAGACACCATAAAGTTCATGGTTAGACAGGCCGTGTGTTGTGTTACATGTTTTACCAACGGTACTTGCTACCTCTTTTTGCAAGCACCCGCAAGACTTCGTATTACCTGCCATTAGTGTGCTGCCTACAACCACCGCGCTGCGTCCACAGGAACACTCACATACCCATGTGTAGTTGTTTCCTCGCTTTTCTCCACGTTCAAGTACCGTCAATCTTCCAAAAGTCTGACCGACCAATTGCAAAGGGCTCCCCATATTCACTCCTCATTTATGTTTACTTATATAAGTATATCATAACAGGTGCCGTTTGTCAAGGGCTAAGAAAGATAATAATGAAAAAAGATAAGAAAACCTATGGCCCTTGCTCCGAGAAGCAGCGCCTTGTATTGCAAGACACCACCACAGATGTCATTCTCATGGGAGGTGGCGCTGGCGGGGGCAAGTCCCGAATCTGCTTGACAAAGAACTTAGACGGAATACGCGATAAGAGCTTCCGATGTGTAATTTTAAGGCGCTACGAGCCTGAACTCAAGCGTCCGGGCGGGCTGATCGATGAGTCGAAGCAAGTCTATCCAGACTTCACAAAGATTCCCTACAAGACTCAAGCAAAGGTGTGGCAATTCCCGTCAGGTGCAGAAATTTCGTTTAGTGCTATTTCCTGCGACGACGATTTGGGTTCGTGGCAGGGAAGTCAGCTAACTCGAATTATGGTGGACGAGTGCGCCGATAAATGGACGGAGAAACAGGTTCTTTTCTTGCAATCTCGCCTCCGCACAGCGGGTTCCAAGATTCACCCCCAGCTTATTTTGACTTGCAACCCAGACATCAACTCATTCCTCAAAGGGTGGGTAGATTTCTGTTTGGACCCAGATACAGGCGTGCCAATGCCGGGGACTGAGAATCGCATTCGCTGGTTTTGTGTGGAAGATAACAAAGCTCAGTGGGCAGACAGTCCTGAAGAGTGCTATGAGTTGTACGGCCGGCCCAAAGACCTGATTTACGCTCACGGCATGACCGAAGAGCAGATGAACTCTCTAACCGCCGATGAGCGCCTGCGACTGTTCATGCCAAAGAGTTTCAGGTTCTTTTGCACAAACGTATTTGACAACCCCTACCTTCTTCCTCCAAAGAATAACAGCTACTTGGCGAGTTTGTTGGCACAACCGTATGTTAACCAGTTGAAGTTTTTGCACGGTTCATGGACAGCCCGTGAAAGTGGTTCTATGTTCTTTAACCGTGAGTGGACGCCTATTGTTGAAATACCACCTCCCATAGCTACTCGTTGCCGCGCATGGGACTTCGCCTCTGAGGAAAAGACGAAGACAAACAATCCCGACTGGACTGCTGGCGTCCGAATGAGTCGTGACAAGTTTGGTATCTACTATGTCGAGGACGTTGTTAGGATTCAGGCCACAACAGACAAAGTGCTCAAAACCGTGGCGCAGACAGCACATGAGGACGGGGCGGCAGACTGTAGTGTTGTGATCCCTCTCGACCCCGGTGCAGCAGGAAAGTCCGCGGCTTTCTTCTACCGTACCACACTAGCCGAGAATGGCATCCCTTCAAAAATGGCACCGACTACAGCGGGCAAAGGTAAGCTTACTCGCTTCCTTCCTTTCTGCTCAATGGCAGAAGCAGGGGCTGTCAGAGTTGTGCGTGGTGACTGGAACGACGCTTTCTTTAAAGAACTAGAATCGTTCTCTGGCGATCTTAAGTTGCAGAAAACACAAAAGGATGACCAAGTTGATGCTTGCGCTGATGCTTTCACTTCATTGGCTAAACAGGTAACAATCCCAACATTCTCATTGCCTACGTTCTCAGCCCCGTCACCCGTACCTACAATTTGAAGTTCCTGGCAGAAATAGTTGTTGACAAACAACCCTCCGTATGCTATAATGCTCACATTAACTAAGGAATCAACCTAATGGCTGAAGACTCCAAGACGCCAGAAGGCGCAACCTCCGCTGACGCAGGCGTTACAATCCCCCGTTTGAAGCTCGGTGAAACTGGCTTCTCTGCGCTTAAAACGCGCAACGGGCAGATTATGGAAGAGGCCAACATCCAGTTCCAGATGCCTTATCTTGCAAAAGTTATTGCGGATATGTCGTACTCCCCAGCGGTTTCGATCGGTCTTGGCGCTATTAACACCCTTATCAGCCGATCCCAAGTTGCTGTTGAGCCTGTCACGGGCGAAACCGAAGTCGATAAAGTGCGTCGAGAGTATCTGCTTTCCGTACTGCACGACATGGAGAATTCCTTCCAGAGTACGCTCCAAAACATCGCCACCTCTAAAGAGTGGGGTCATCAGGTTAGTGAGATTGTACTAGGCCGTCGTCTTTGGAGCAAGGGTTCCAAGCACAATGATGGCCTTATCCGTATCACGAAGCTTGCACATCGTCCACAAGCTACGCTAGTCAAGTGGAACTACGACGACACAGGCCGCAACCTAGTAAGCGTCAGCCAGAGCATCGCCAACGTTGAAAACTCGTACCGCTTTGCCAAGCAAACTGACGAGAATGGTCTGATCGTTATTCCTCGGGAGAAGTTCCTCTTGTTCCGCTCGGATGCAACGTCCGACAACCCACATGGGGTTTCATGCCTTCGCGCATGTTACCTCGCTTGGAAGCAGTTGACTCTGCTAGAAGAGCACATGTTGCGGGGTGTTGCTAAAGACACGTCAGGTATTCCGTTCGCACAACTGCCCGTGAAGTTCTTAGACGCAGCAGCCACGCCAGAAGACAAGGCTGTTTATACCGCGACGAAGACCATCCTTGACAATATCTCTGATGGTACTGCCAAGAGCATTGTGTTCCCTATGATGAAGGACGACCAAGGCAACGATATGTTTTCCTTGGACCTGCTGGAACAGAAGGGTGGAAAAGCCTATGACCTTCCCGGCATCATCAGCCAGCTTCAGGCAAATATTTTATCAGTGCTCAGCGCGAACGCAATCACAATGGGTGCCGACAAGAGCGGTTCTATGTCGCTTCAGGACTCAGACACCAACATGCTAGCGCTCCGCGTAAGCTTCTTGTTGTCGCAGATTGCTGATACGTTGAACCAGTCGTTAGTTCCTTTGCTTTGGAAAATGAACGGGTGGGCCACAGATCGTCTCCCGAAGGTAAAGTTCAAGGACATTTCATCCGTCTCGTTGGAAGAGTTTAGCAAGGCAGTACAACGCTTGTCTTCAACAAACTGCATGGAAATGACTCGCGCAAATATGAACAAGATTAACGAAGTTATGGGTTTTGAGATCAGGCCAGATGATGAGCCGATCAACCCCGACTTGTTCCCCGGCGTCATGGCAGCGATGTCTTCGATGTCTGGCGAGGGTCTTAAGAGTCCGGTTGGTGAGGGCACTCGAAAAGATGCCTTCGGTAACAAGGACGCTTCCACTCAGAACAACGACAACAAAGGATAACACTTGGCTTTTGTATATTGGGTACACCTCCCTGAGCAATCGGACTTTACTTCACAAGGCTATGTAGGCGTAACTGCCAGCACTGTAAATCACCGCTTTGCTGCTCACTGTAAGCTGTCGCGCAAGGGTTCTGAAACACACTTTCACCGTGCCCTTCGTAAGTACGGTATTGAATCTTTTGTTGTAGATACGTTGGTTGAGGGGAGTGTGGAGTATTGCTTCATGGTTGAGAACCAGTTGCGCCCATCCCCGAACCTTGGTCTTAACATGGCGATTGGTGGCACTATCTCTCCTATGATTGGGCGAGGCCATAGTGAGGCGACGAAGGGCAAGATATCTGAGAAGTCAAAGCTTCATAGGCACTCCGACGAAGCCAAAGCTAAAATTGGCGATAAACACCGGGGTAAAAAGGTCTCTGACGCTACCAAGGCACTTCTTTCCAAGTGCAGGCTAGGTGTTCCAATCACTGACGAGCACAAGGCAAATATCTCTAAGGCACAGATGGGCCGCCGAAATTCTCCAGAGGCCATCGCAAAAACCGCAGCAGGTCTCCGTGGAAAGCCAAAAACAGAGGCTCACAAGCAGGCTATGTCCGCCGCAAGAAAAGGTGTACCACTAAGCGAAGAGCACTGCAAACGCTTGTCTGAGCGTGCTATTGAAGCTGGGCCGTGGAACAACCCGAAGGCAAATAAAGAAGTTTGGCAGAACGCAAAAGACCTCTTCTACTTGTCGCAGATGTACTGTGTCCCGTACATCGAAAGACTTACAGGATTTACCAAGTCAAACCTGACAAGTATTTCACGTAAATTTGAGGACGGCTGGGTTCCGGAAGAGGACTCAAAATACCTCGCGTGGCTCGAAGAATACAACAAACAAAAGGAGTGTCCTAATGGCACATGAACTACAGCGCCTAGCGGCCTCTGCATGGGGTGTCCCCCACCTCATCACTCAAGAGGCATTGTCCCCCATACTCGAATATCTGTCAAGCCGTAACAACGGTGTTTCGCCAGTTTTCGCAGTTGTACAAGACTCCAAGCATGCCCCTAAGAAGGCCGAAAAGATTGGTGGCGTGGGTGAGATTTTGATTGATGGTGCCTTAACCGCGAAACCGATTAAAGCCGAATGCTCTCCAGAGGGCGTCAGTTATGCCAGCATCCTTAGCGAAGCTCGTGATCTTATCAAGATGGGTGTTGACACTATTGTGCTCACCCACTCTTCACCGGGCGGCGAGGCAATGCACGCATTTTCCTGTGCAGCAACTCTACGGGCGATGTGTGACGAAGCTGGAGTTGAGCTTATTTCATACGTAGACACTTACAGCGCAAGTGCCAGCTACCTTATTGCTTGTGTTGCGGATATGGTTGTTATGCACCCTGAAGCTAAAGTCGGCTCCATTGGGTGTGTGTGTGCAGTAGCTGATTCAAGCAAAGCTCTCGACATGGCAGGCGTGAAAATCCATTACATTGCCAGCACTCCCGGCAAGACCCCATTCAAAAACGATGGAAGTTTTTCCGACAAGTTCCTCGAAGATATGCAGGCAGATGTTACCCGCTTAGGTAATAACTTCGCCGCGCACGTTCAAACACATACAGGTATCTCCCTTAAGGAAATCGCTGACATGGACGCTAAGATGTTCCATGCAGATGAAGCCCTGCAAAATGGCCTAGCCAACGCAGTTATGGATCATACCGAATTTGCCAATTGGTTGGCTGACAAAAAGGGAAAGAAAAATGCTTAAAGAATATCTGAAAAAGGTTTTTAACACAGCTCCGGCTGATAACAATGAGGAAGTCACGCAAATGACTGAACAACTAGAGCAGACCATCCCGGCTGCTGATAACACGGCAGTAGCGGAGATGGTGGCTAAACTGGCTTCCCAAACCGAACAACTCGCAACCCTACAAGCAGAACTGGCATCGCTTGCGACCAAATACGCAGCAGCAGAAGCAGCCCTCGCAGCCTCCGCAGAAGCGCAATCCATGCTTGTCGCCCAAGCAGCCGCTACCAAGATGGAAGCTCGCACAGCCTCGCTGTCGGCAATCTTGGGCGATGTTAAAGGTGTTGAGACGGCCACCCTGCTGTCGTCGCTGGACGATGCTGCCTTTGAAGCTGTGCGCGCAAGCTATGCGGCTAATTTTGAAGCAGAGGCAAAGTCGGAGAAATTCACCGAGATTGGCGTCAGCGCTGAAGCTGTTGCCCCTGTCGAAAAAGACGCAGCAGCCCGCCTCGCCGAGAGCTTTGCCAAGCAATTCGCACAGAAGTAACATGCACAGTAAAAGCTGTGTTTATTGGATTAGAGCGCCGCACCATACAGACATCTTCACTGAAGGTTATGTTGGTGTGAGTGTTAAGGGCGCTACTAAGCGGTTCCGGGAACATAAGTGTGCTGCTAAAAGTGGTAGCGATCTCCCTGTCCACAACGCCATCAGGAAATACGGTAACGAAATCGTTATTGAGACTGTCCTGAACGGTGATCCAGAATACTGCTACCTGATGGAGGCCAAACTTAGGCCACACCCTCGTACTGGTTATAACGTATCCGCAGGCGGCGAGTCTACTAACCTTGGAAGTAAACATACCGTCGAAGCTAAGGCCAAGATGAGCGCTAAGTCTAAGGGCCGCTTCTGCTCTGAGGCCACTAGGAAGCTAATGTCTGAGCGAAGCAAAGGCAGACGACACACCGAAGAGACTAAAGAGGTGATGCGCCAGAAAGCTAAGGCTCGCGGTATGCCTGCCGAGGTCATCGCCAAAGCACGAGAGGTTGTGAAAAACATTCTTCCTTGGGATAGGTCGTCGGCAGATAAAAATATTTGGCTTGCCGCCGAGGAGATTTTCAAGTGCATGACAGACAATCCAGAGATGGGTACAAGATTGATGAGTCCCTTAGTAGGCTTCAGTTACAGTCAGCTTAGGGTTATTCATAAAAAGATTAAGGCAGGCTGGAATCCTTTAGAGGATACAGAATGGCTTATTTTCAGCGGTAAGCTTTCACCAGATGCTTCTGGGGATAAGTCGCTTCAAAACGGCAATTCGCCAAATCAATATTAATATTTAAAGGAAATAGTATGCCTATCGTAGCTACTGAAAGTATGCATTACTCGAACTTGGTCAAACGTGAGAACGGAGCTGAGTGGGGTCAATGCAAGAAAGTCGTCACCGTCAATGGTCCAGCCGCCACCCTGCCAATCGGCACCGTGCTCGGCAAAGTTACCGCCACTGGTAAATATCAAGTTGTCGAAGCCACCGCTGTCGATGGCTCGCAAGTTGCTGCCGCAGTCGTCGTCGGCAATGCCTTTGGTCAGGCATCCACAACTGTCATGGCTGCTAACACTGACACTAAGTTCCTCGTCCTGTATCGCGGTACTTGCGCTGTTTCGGATGCAGCTCTGTCGTTTGGTGCTTCGGTTGATACTCTCGCTGAAAAGCAAGCCGCATACGACCAACTCGCGGCAGTCGGTATCGACGTTCTGACCACCATCTAATTCAAGGAAATAATAATGCTTATCCGCAGCCCAATCAATAGCTTCGACACCGTTGACCTGACATCGGCAGTTCGTAATCTCCCTATTCAATACGGTACGTTCAACCAGCTGGGCATCTTCTCTGAAGAAGGCGTTGCTGGCGACACCGTGATGTTTGAAGAAACCACCCAAGACGGCGCTCTGATTGTTGACCGTGTTCGTGGTGAAAAGAATCTGGTTAGTAAGGATGGTAGCCGCAAGCTGCATACCTTCCCGATTCCCCACTTCCCACTGGACGACCATATCTCGCCTAAAGACCTCGTTGCTAAGTCGGCCTACGACAACTTCAACGAAGTGGAACAACTGGATGCAGTGCGTCAGCGTAAACTGATCCGTATCCGTCAGAACCACGATTGGACGCTGAACAAAGCCCGCGCTCAAGCTCTGTTCTCGGGCACTGCTTACGCCCCAAGCGGCACTGTCAGCCAAGACTGGAACATTGAATTCGGTGTTACCCGTGTTGCTGTTGATTTGCTTCTGGGCAGCTCGACCAACGAAGTGCTGGCTCGTATCGAAGACATCATCGTTGCTGTGCAAAATGGTATGGGTGGCAATGGTGTGTTCACGGGTATTGTCATCCCTTGCGACACAGGTCTCTTCAATAAGCTGATCATTCACCCGTCGGTGAAAGCTGCGTATGCCTACGCCTCTCAGATGAACAGCGGCGTTGACCCAATGCGTGGCCGTCTGGCTCCGGGTGGCTCGCCGCTGCAACTGGGTCGTGAGTTCTACTTCGGTGGTGTCACCTTCCGCGAAGTGCGCGATAACTACAACGGTACGAAGATTGTCACCGCTAACGAAGGTGTTGCTGTGCCAACTGGCTCGGACATGTTCCGCACCTACTTTGCTCCAGCAGAGCGTTTTGGTCTGGTGAACACGAACGGCGAAAAAATGTACGCGTTTGAAACTGCTGCTCAGAACGGCACCAAGATCGACATCGAGACCGAGAGCAACTTCATCAACGCCCTGCTGCGCCCACAGTCGGTTGTTCGCGTGTTCAGCTCGAACTAATAAGTTTAAGACTCCTCTAGAGCAATCTAGCCAGTCTCTTTAACTCTGCAACCTCCTTCCATCTAGTTTGGTGGGAGGTTGTTTTATTAAGGGGATTTCACAGGTATTAACCAACAAGGACAACAAATGGCAACCACAATAGCAAGCGTATGGGGTTTGAACGAGAAGGGCGAGATTGTAGCTACACCGGGCACTGGCAGCAATAACGTTGTAGGTTATGTTAATCAGGATGGTGTTCCGCTTGACGAGAGTGGGAAGCTTGTTGTAGCGGGTCTTGGAGGGGTATCGAAGTACGTCCCGCACATCTCCCAGTATGAACGTGCCCTAGTTTTCCCACAAATCCGGCAAGCGAATGCAGTTAAAGGTTTTAGCCGGAATATCAATGATGCGCAATATGTGGGTGCAATTACTGACGCAGAAGTTTATGACACTGAGATTGGGGCGTTATCCGTTGGTCAGGCTACCAGTAAAGCTCTAGCCTTCCCGTGGGGTAAGATGCTGTGGGACTTGGCAGCAGGCGAATCCCTACTGGTGCAAGCGCGCGTGAAAACTGTTGCAGCCACTACTAGCAGTAATGTCTTGTTTGGAAACTCGGACGCCACTTACGAAGGTTTCGGCTTGGTGCTTTACGGCCCAACGCACGCAACGCAAGCTGGGCGATTGCTGTTCAACTTCAAGGCGAACGGAACCGCAGCGCAGGCTATCCAGTCACAGCCAGTCGTAGTCTCGGGTGCGACCGTTGCGGGTCAAGTCCTGCCAACCGACACCTACCTGAATATCACACTCCACATCGACGGAGCCACGCGCAAGCTTGATGTGTGGACAAACTGCCAATCTAGTATCAACGCTGGGCAGGCACTGAATGCCGGAGGCACGATCCCGTCAACGAAACATAATTTTGGACTTGGATACATCCCAACCGACGATGGGTTTACAGCAACTACAGCTAAAGCTGCTAGGTTCCAAGCTTTCCGAATGGCAGTGCTCCCGGCTGGCTTGAAATTCATCAATCCCGGTTTGCTTGACTGGCAATTTAACGTCAATCCGTACCGCCTCTTTAACGATACAGACTATGTGGGAGCCGTGTAATGGCACAGCGTAAAATTGCACTTGTAATTGGATATGGACAATCTAACGAGCGAGGTACTGGTGTAGCCCCTCGCCGCACTGCTGGCAGCGCCATCACTAACACTGACACCGCAAATAACGTGCGCCACACGTCTGTCTTTGGGCAAGCTAACGTTAGCCTTACCACCACTGCGCCTTATGTAGAGCCGTGCTCGATGTTTCAAAAACTCTCAGAGCATATTGCTCTTGAAACGGGCTGGTGCGTCGAAGTCGTCAACACGGCCAAGGGCGGAACTGCCGCCACAGACTCTTGGTGTGGGTGGGATACTGCCAATGGAAGAATTAAATCGCAAGGTGATGCTGGGTATGACCCTAGCGGGTATATTGCAGGATTTGTGAATGCTGTCAGTGCAGCAGTTGTACAGGGTTACGAGGTTTGGACTATCACAGCGGGCCATCAACAAGATATTGTGAACCTCAACCGGACGGCTGCACAAGTTATCCCGGCATCTGTACACATCCAACAAAGAGCACTGGCAGCAGGAGCCTCTAAGGTTATCGTGGGTAAAACTCCAAGGTGGATCGGTAGCCCGAAAGCTTCTGAGTGGGACGCAGGCGGTCTTATACACCAAATCGCAGACGGGGTAATCGCCAGTATTCCCGGAGCTATTGCAGGGGCCGATTTGTCCGGTAATGTAGACACCCAGCTCTGTGCAAATGATGACTTCCCTTATGTCCACCTAAACCATGCGGGCGTGTGTTGGGCTGCTGAAAAGTGGCTGAACGCCATCAAGGCCGCAAAACTGATCTAACAAAGCTGGCAGTATCTATATCTTAAAAGCGGAGTCGTGCGTTAAGGTAGGCATTACAAACAAAGAGTGTGAAAAGAGGGCCGCTGCGATAAGCAAGTCAGCAGAAGAAGCTTTTGAAGTGGTTGAGTCAGTCACGTTCCGAGACGGCAGTATTCCCAGTAACGTTGAGCGTCAGATGCTAGCATATCTGCGGACTCGTTATAAGAACCCTTTAAAAGTATTTGACGGGTACACGGAGTGCTTTGAGGGGCTGACTGTTGATACTGCCCTTTCTCTTCTCTACGCAACATTAAAAGACATTAAAGGAAGCCATGACAATCATCGACCCGTCCACTAACCTTGGACGCCTCCGCCTAAAACTAGCTGACTGGGGAGACCTCGTGATCCTACCGGACAGTGTGTATGACCAAGTTATTACTGACACAGGCGGTAACTTGAACAAGGCCACTGCTATCCTCGGTAGCTACATCCTGGGAATCCTGTCACAGCGTACTCATCGTAAGCTGGCCCAACTCGAATCGTGGTCGAATGAGCAATTTGCACAGTACCTCATTTACTTGGACAGGATTATCAAAGACCCTGCTTATTCGGATATCGCACCGATTCCGTACTCCGCAACTGGGGAGACTAGCCCTCTTATACAATTCCAAGAGACTTGGCGGCGGAATCATTATAGTGGCACAGAAACACAGCAGAGCAACTCCACAGCCTCCTACAGCCCAAATGACGGCTCTAAGTATGGCCCGTTTGGAGGTTGACGATGAATGAGTTCCATAGCGTTGTCTCGGAGTTCATGAGAGAAATGGGATTCGATTGCACCTTCATCAAGCAATCTCCAGGCATCCCTAATGACGATGACGGGACAGTGACACCGCAAGAGGAAATAGTCCCTATCCGCGCTATCAAGATGGATGTGTTTGGGAATATGGCAGGCTCTCGCACAAAGATGAGCACTCTTATTCAAGAAGCTGATCAAGTGTTGTATGTGCAGCCTAACGAGGCTCTTACACAAATGAGCGAGAGTGTCGGAGAAGCATTCGATCCTGCAAGCGACCGCGTAGAAATTAAAGGGGTTAGCTGGAAAGTGTTGGCCTTGAAAGAATATGATCCGAGCGCGTCAAATTGCGTTCTGTACGAACTGTATATTAAAAGGTAAGCTATGGCGACGTATAACGTACTAAGTACTGCACCAGTACCGGTTGGCAGTAGCATCACCACTATTCGACTGAAGAGTACCTCTGCTCAAGTCCAGACCAACGTACCATTCACGTTTGGTCAACCATTTGCTCGTGGCCAGTTCCCGAAGTCCAACGCCGCTGTTGAACTGCGCACCAACAACGGGGAAATCATTCCTTGTCAGCTGGATGTCAAGGCCACCTTCAAGGATGGCTCGATCAAGCACGCCATCATTTCGGGTATCATTCCATCCCTGCCTGCTGACAAGGATACGTTCTACAACATTGTCCGCTCTAATTACGTTATTTCCGGTTTGGCACCAGTACCTTCAGACTTCTCAGAGTTCAATACGGTCTTGACCCTGACCAATCATGGTACGGATCTAGCAGGACCATTAGAAGGTACTACCTACACCGCCGATGCAGCTAAGATCATGGCTTCAGGGAAGTATGACATTCACCTGTCTGGTCCTATTGTCAGTGAATGGCTCATGCGTGCGCCTTTGGTGGATGCTCAGGGAAATATCCATCCTGAGCTACATGCACGCTACAATATTCGTATGTATAAGGGCATCAACAAGGCTAAGATTGACTGTATCGTGGAGAATGGCTGGGTCAAACCATCTAAAAATCCTGTCAACAATGCTTTCGATCTTGGTAGCGTCAATACACACATCTATGACTACAACATCAAAGTAGGCAGCGTAACGGTTGATAAGCGAGCTGAAAAGGGTTATCTACGTGCTCGTCTTACTGGTGCTCCGAATACCTATAATGGTACTAGCACTGGTGTGCCAAACAACTCGACTGTTTACACCGCAGTGATCACGATTGATGGAGTAGCTAAGCCTATTTCTGTGACTGGTTCCGCAATCCAGAATTACGGTCAATTGTACGCAGTCATCACCAGTCAACTTGGTGGATTGGGTGTTTGTATTCAGGATGAAACCAATCTAGGTCTTCGTATTGTGTCCAATACGACTGGCAGGAATTCCTCAGTTTCGGTAGATTACGGTACCTTATTCCCAGCGCTTGGACACCCGCAGGCGTATCGCCCTATTCGTGGTGACGAACACATTCATTATGTTGCACAGCGCTGGAAGAAAACCTTCTGGTGGAATGGTGAGCCTATGCTTTTCATCGGCCATGATAAGAACTATCTGGTTGATTCTCTAGCAGTGCCTCCATATATGCGTTCCCTGACGGGTAGCCCTGATGTAAACGCCTATAATAAAAACATGATAGCCACCAATGGCGGTATTGGTCGTAACGGCATCATGAAGAAGAACATGTTTGATTTCGGCTATGCCAATTCTATTGGTATTTTTCCTGAATGGGTTGGAGCCTTCGTCATCAGTCAAGATCCAGATTCTAAATCGGCCATGCTGGGTATGGCCGATTTGCAGGGTTCATGGCAAGTTCATTCCCGAGAAATCGATACTGATCAATGTCTGAGCTTTACCAAGTGGCCTATGGTAACGACTTCCCCAAATATTGGGGATAGTAAGAACTACACTACTGGTTTGACGGAGAAGATCCCATTTCTGTCAACGAGTCAGCCTTGGATTCCCAATTGCGAGAATCTGGCGGATATCTCTCACCATCCAGATTCTGGCTATGTACCTTATCTGGTAACTGGCGACCACTTTTACATGGAAAATATGTTGTCGTATTTTATTACGACTTGCGTATGGCAGAACCCACACTACACATGGCGTAATGGGAATCAGGTGTTATTCAGGACAGAACAGGTACGTGCGCAGGCATGGATGTTCCGTTCCCTAAACCATAACAGGTATCTTCTACCGGATAACCATCCTCATCGCCCTGAGCTTGAATATATCGCAGCCAGTAATGTTGAGTGGTATAACACCAACTATGTTGCAGAGTCTGGCCCCGGTCATAGCAAATTTGGTGTTTGGGGTACGCCAGAAACAGGCATGGTTAGTGGACAAGTTAAATCTGCTTTTAGTTTGTTCATGGAAGTGTTTGCGATTCAATCCATGGGTCGTGCAGTAGAGCTGGGCTTTGAAGAGTTCTTGCCACTCTTTGGATACAAATCCAAGATTATCAAGGGTTTGCTGACATCAGGGCCAGACTATTGCTGGCAAATGGCAACCACTTACAGAATTCAAATCAAACCCTCCAGTAATGAGCCTGAATTCGATAATTGGAATCAGGTTTATTTGGCAACTGTTGACCCTAAAATTTCTTCTAAGGTATGCGGCTCAGTTGAAATGGGTATTGCCATTGGTGAAGGGCAGAATAATATGGTTGGTTATCCACTGGATGTGGGTGGATATCCTGCCAATATGCAGCCAGCTGTGGCATACTGCGATACATTTGACATGCCTGGTGGCAAAGATGCATGGCTTGTATTTGATTCGAGGGTTAAAAAAGCCAATTACAACTTGGGTCCGCAATTTGGCATCGAACCGCGTACTTTCATCGCATCAACGGTTACACCCGTACCTGCGGACCCCACTGTACCCCCAACTATAGGCAAAAAATCAATGTCTCTTGCAGATCGCGTAAAAGATAGCACCACCACAACGGGCACAGGTGCATTAACACTACTGGGTACCTCGGAAACGAACTTCCGCCCATTCCTCACACCACCTGTGAAGATTGGAGATATTGTCCCTGTCTCTATTATTCACCGCACCCTCCCCGAATGGGAAAACGGGGAATACACTCTGACATCGGCTTTGCAGCTGACCCCCCTCAGGGTGACATCCAGCTCCAATAATAATCAGAAAGTCAGCTTCAGCGCAGGCGTCAAGGATGTCGCATTGACTCTTACAGCCGATTATCTGTCAAAGCTGGCAGGCGTTAACAACACTGTTGCCAATACGTTCGGGGATACAACAACTACGAAGCTTATGCTAGATGTCAACGGAGTTCCAACTAGTATTTCGTTGAATGATGCATCTGACACATTTGCTGACCTTCCAACTTTACCGTTGCCTGCCGTTGGCACCGACCAAGTGTGGACATACCGTGGTGGTGTGGACTATCGAACGACACTTAATGCCATTGCAGCGGCTGTTGCCGCCATTAATGGTGTAACACCACAAGATACATTGGCCCCTACACTTTCTAGCGCGAAAGTCTCAGGCATAAATGCAGCCAGTGCAACGGGTACAGTTATCACTGACGAAGCTAACGGCACAATGTATTGCTTGGCGTTGACAACAAATACGACTACAGCAGCTGCGGTGAAAGCAAGTTCGTTCACCCAAGCGGTTACGTCCACAGGTACTAAGACATTCAATGTCACGAGCCTGACAGCTTCTACACAATACTACTTGCATTTTGTACACGTAGACGCTATTGGCAATACTTCGGCTATCATGACATCTGACAGCTTCACAACACTGGCAACTGCTGACACAACGGCCCCAACGCTGAGTTCGCCTACAGCCACACAGACAGGTCCAACGACTGCATCTGGCACTGTTTCCACAACAGAGTCTAACGGTACGCTCTACCGGATGATTAGCGTAAACGCCACTGAAACTGCGGCAGCTGTGAAGGCAGCTAACCTTACATCCACCGTATCCGCTGTGGGTACGCAGAGTGTCACATTCACTGGCTTGACCGCCAACACGCAGTATTATGCCCACTATGTCCACCATGATGCTGCGGGTAATGATTCTGTTGTGGCGAACAGCGCAGCGTTTACGACGGCTGCTGCCGCTGAAGTACTGTATGACATTTCGGCATATAACGCATCCTCGACTCCTCTGGCAACGTTGGATGGCAGCAAGGTAGTACCGTCCCATATCTACGGGGGTAAAAACGGCTACGCAGCCGGCCCGACAAATTCTAGCTATTGGAATATTAAGCTTCGTGGCACTAACACGAACGCCAGCGGGGCTGTCATGGGTTGGAGCTTCTCGGCAACGACCCCGCCGCAAGTGTGGGATGGTACGGGCACCAACCCCAACCTCAATAACGTCAATCCCGACAACTATGCGGTACCTATCGGCTTCAACGGTACGGCCTTCTTCAACGCATCGGATCTCTGGATTGCGCCGGGCTTTACTGGTAAGGCTTATCTGTGGGTTCGTGGCCAAGATGGTGCTTGGTATAATCCTAACCCAAGTGGCATGACTATTACGGGGGTCTGATGAAGTTTCTAACGTCAGGCGCGGGGAAGTTAATATTCAGGAATGGTAAATTTGTGAGCCTTGCGCAAGGCTCACAACCTGTTGAGCCTACGCCACCCCCACCGTCAACAGGAATGACGACACTGACGCTTGTAGACATTGATAAAGATCAGCGGCTGTATCAACGCGATACAGCCGGTTTTTATGATGTTACAGTGGCTGGTACGAGCGACGCTACAAATGCTGTTCAGGCTCGTGCTATTGATTCCTACACTGGGGCAGTGGTGGTTGATTGGACAACCGTTGCCGTGCCATCAGGAGGCTCTTATTCAGGTAAGTTGCGCTGCCCTGCAAGGATTCGCCCATGTAAGCTAGAAGTCCGAGATGCTGTCAACACGTCGTCAGTTAAGACAGGGGCTAATCGCTTCTATGTTGGCGCCCATTGGATTCTCTGGGGGCAATCGAATGCTGTCAACTGGCCGGGGGGAGTTTACAAATATCCTCTCGGCGGGCAGGGTTCGTTGACCTACTACGCGGGCTACAAGTTCGTCCGGGCTGGCTACATTCTAGACACCTACGAGTCGAATAAGCTGCACAGCAGCTACTCAACTGTCAACAGCTTCCCTGCTGGCTCAGCTACAGTGCAAGACGGAGCTGTTAAAGCAGATGGTATCGTCTATATGCTCAATATCTTATCTGAAGCGCTGAATTGTGCAGTATGTATTACTACTAGCGCAACAGGTGGTCAAGGTATCGGCTTCTGGGCGCCGGGGCAAACAGGCTGGACGAATCTGACAACTGCTGTGATGGAAATCGGTGGAGATGCAGAAGGCGCAATACTGTATCAAGGTGAAGCTGATGCATCGTTCTCAGGAACAACAACAGAGAATTACATGTCGGCACTTGCATCCCGGCAATCACAGTTCCATTCTCTTACCGGGCGTACGGCGTCAACCTTTAAGTTTGGTGTAGTCTCATTGGGTGCTGTCAATGCCAATGGCGGTTATGTCGCCTCTATTGATAAGGTGAGGGCTGCTGAAATTCAGTTTGCTAACAACACACCGGGTGCGTTCCTGCTTGCGGCTAACCATGACTCGAAGACTAGTGATGGTGTTCACGTTGTCGGTATATCGTTCTCTCACCTTGGCGCGGCTGGGGGTAAAACACTAGCTTATCAATATGGAGTAGGTGTATCAGGTGCAGGCCCTCGCGTTGTTAGCGCAACTCGCACTGGTGCCGAAATTACTCTCACCGTACAGCATGCTGGGGGTACAAACTTGCTAGATGGTGCGGGAGGCTCTGGAACGGCGCTTACAGGTTTCCGAGTGAGAGACGCCGGCACTGCTGCGGTTATCAGTGCAACGGCGATCACAGGACCAATAACAATTAAGCTCACATTATCGGCAGTGCCTTCGGGGACTGTAACGGTGGATTACGGCATGATTCCAGCGCCGCATTCACCTGACCAAAGTAGCACAACAGTTGACCCTGTGTGGGCATCTGCCGTGTACGACAATGTTGTGCTAGTTAATCAGGACCGTGGATGCATTCTGCAACCATTTGCCGCAATCAATGTAACAGGAGGCTAATATGCTCGGGTATGGAACCATTGGACAAGGTTCAGTAGGGGCCTCTGTGCTATCTACAGCACCAGCCATCCAGAACGACAGTGAAGCCCCTGTTATTCCGGGCGCACTCGTAGTTTCTGCGGTAAGCTCAGCCGGGTTCACTGTGGAGTGGCAGGGTGCATCGGATAATATTGGAGTAACTGGCTACGAAATTAGTGTTGATGTCGGCACAGTAGCTTATCTCGACTACGGTATGGTTTTGGCCGTGAACTTTGGAAACCTGCTACCCGGCACATCCTACACTGTAAGGGTGAGGGCGTATGATGCAGCTAAGAACAAGTCTACGCCTCTCACAACACAGGTAACTACGTCTGCACCTGTCGATATTGCCAAGCCTGTGTGGAGTGCAGGAAGCGTTGTTAGTGTCACCTCTCTTACATCGTCAGCGCTAACGGCAGCTTGGCCTGCGGCGGTAGATAATGTAGGTGTTGTTTCCTACGAGGTAAGTGTAGATACAGGTACACCGAACTATGCCCCTGTGGTTGGGGGGCGGCTGAAGACATTCTCTGGGCTTCTGAGCGGCACCACGTACAACGTCCGTGTACGGGCTGTAGATGCGACTGGCAATACGTCTCCACCACTAACAGCTGCTGTTGTAACTAGCGGAGTTGCACCTGTGGGGGATGCTATTGCTGGCGTTTCAAAGGTGGCTACAGCCCCAGTAGTCGTGCAAATGTCTCCGCTTTCTGCATCACCAGTGGGTATATCCTATAGGCAGGGGTCTGGTCAGGAACTTGTCCTATTCAATAATAGTGACACTTCTGTTGTGACAAACCTGCAGGGCAGCAGCGCTGGGCGTGTTACGACGAAGGGCTTGGCAGGAGTCACAATTGATTTGTCAGGAGGTTTGCCTATCAATGTACCTGCTCGGCAGTTTGTTACTCTGAAACTAGACAATGCGAGCGCCTATTTGGCTGGCAACGTTACGCTTACGGCAAATACTAGCGGCACAGTGTTTGCAGGGGTCTTGCAATAGCACTCGTAACGTGCTCTTAAGCATTGTTTCTTCTTGACAAAACACGCCCCTTGTGCTATAATCTTACTAATCGAGGAAACACATGACAAGCTTTGTTTTGGATATTAAGGCGTTTGAAGAGCAGGCTCTGTTGATGGCTAATAAGAGTGTCTGCAACGCCTTTGAAGAGATTGCTACAGGCGCTGTCGTAGAGTCCCCTGACCCTCCGGGTATTGGGGGATTTTCCAAAGGTCTGCTGAAGAATAGTTGGTATCCAGAAGTAGGCGGTATTGACAACACAGTGGGTACAGTTGCTAACCCAACAGGTGCTGACAGCCTCTCTCGCATCAAGGCTGTTACAAGCATCTTCCCCTTCTACGGTAAAGACAACTTCGTCACGCTTACGAATTCTGTTGAGCACGCTTATAGGAGCGAGTTCATCGGATGGCCTGCGGGCGAAGGTGCGAACGGTTTCGTATGGAGTGGTCGCGTCGGACCCTACGCTATGGTGCAAACCGCCATCACTAACTACAGGGCCAAACACATATGAGCATAGTTGTCGTACGCAGCACAATCACAAAAGCTCTCGTAGAGTGGGCCAATGCAAAGGCGCTCCCCGTAGCACGAGAGCGCCAACCTTTCACGAAGCCTGCTAACAACGGCACATTCATCGAACTTAACATCATCCCAGCCAAGACAATCTTAGCATCCATTGACGGAGAACGCAAGCGTTATGTTGGCGATGTCATTATCAATATTTGGTGTAAGGATGGGCAAGGTACTGGCACGGCTGAGAAGCTTGCTGAAGAGCTTGCTGAGTTGTTCTCTGTAGTGCCTAAGAAGCAGATGCCTGTGAGTGTTGAGGAAGTGCCTAGTATTCGTAGGCCACTTGCAGACGCGGGTTATCTTATTTTGCCCGTTACATTTTCATATAGGCTCGAAGCGTAATGGCTAAAGTACCTGTCTCATCTAAGAACGCCACTACGGCAGTTCTGCTCAATTCGATTTACCTATCAACTTCTGGTGACACCCTCACTTACCTACCCAACACCGGGCAAGAACTCTGGATGTTTAACACCAGCGGTAATGCTGTTACGGTGAACATTGATGGAGCAGCCGGGACGGTTGTAACCATTCCAGGCACAGCCGGGACTACTTTGAATGTTGCTCCCGGTCTCCCTATTAACATCCCTGCCTACTCTTTCGCTTATCTAAGTCTAGATAAGGCGGAGAGGTTCCTTCAGGGGGTTGTGGCAATCACAGCTTCCACAGGGGCAGTCATTCGAGCAGTAACCGTATCTCCACTCTCATTCTCTTAGAAAGAAATATCAAATGGCCGTTATCACATTTAGCTCCGCTGGCACCAAAGTTTCGCTTTCGTCCGGCAAACCGACTGGTGCTCCTTCCGCCACCACCCTTTCCGCCCTGACGTACACCGAAATCGGCGGTGTGTCCGAAGTCGGAATGCTGGGTCCAGAATCGTCGGTTATCGTATTCAACCCTTTGAGCGATAATATTAGCTATAAACAAAAGGGTCAAAAGAACGCTGGTGCACTGGATTGCAAGGGTGCCCTTAACAATGAAGACGCAGGCCAAATTCTGCTGCAAGCTGCTGAGGCTTCGCCTGAAGAGTACGCACTGAAGATTGAACTGACTAACGGTTCGACATTGTACTGCATGATTTTGGTCACAAGTTTCAAGACGAATATCGGTAACTCGGGCCAGATTACGATGTTTGAATCGAAGCTCGAAATCAGCGGTAATGTCTTTACTCAAGCTGCTGCTTAAGAGTTAGCTAGTTTTGCACGCGGGCGTTGCTGGCATTTTCACCAGCCGCCCATCCGTGCCTTTAATAGGGTGCGAGATGCCGAAGCAAAAAACTCAAGAAGAATGGTTAAATAGCATACCCAAAGAACACAAGGATAAGTTTGATTACAGCAAGGCTGTCTATACTAAGTCTCAAAACAAAGTTCTACTAACGTGTAAGAAATGCAGTACAGAATTTATGCAGCGGGCTGATATGAACACAAGAGGCGTTGGCTGTAAGGTCTGTCAACATAGGGCGCTACACGCCAGTCTTGTCCATACAAAGGAGATGTTCATTGAACGTAGCCAAGAAGAGTTTGGCGATAAGTACGGTTACGAGCTTGTTAAGTATGTGGATAAATACACGAAAGTCGATATCATCTGTAGGAAGGAAGGGCACGGTATTTTCCAAGTCACGCCTGCCAATCTGAAGAAGGGACGACACTCGTGCCCCAAGTGTGCTGGGGAAGCAATTTCAAAAGCCCACCGTAAAACGCAAGAAGATTTCGTTGAAGAGTGTCGAGCACTGTGCGCAGAAGGCATCACGTTTGAGCACGTAAAGTACTCAGGAGATAAAACTAATGTGATGTTCAACTGCGCCACACACGGCATTTTTGATATGCTACCCGGTAACTTCCTTAAGGGGTGCCGCTGCCCATCATGTGCAAGCTACGGGTACAGAAAGGCGCTCCCCGGTAGATTCTACATTTTATCGGATGGCTACACCACAAAGGTCGGTGTCACCAATAAGGAACCTGAATATAGGGCTAAATCGGTGGCTAAGACGGGTGGTCCAATTATGGACATCATGGTGAACATGTTCTTTGCAGATGGCGCAATGCCCTTGAAGATTGAAACTGCTTGCCTTCGCTACTTAAAGACAAAATACAAATCCCCAAGTAGCACATTCGACGGTGCTACTGAGTGCTTCCTAGGTGTGGATATCCCAGACCTTCTAAATTTTATCTCACCAATCGCATCAACCGCAGAGCTGGAACAATCCGGCCTTTAACTACTACCAAAGGATCAAAACATGTCGTTCAATATTCTCGCTACTAACCTGCAACTGCAAGACACCACTACCCTCCATCTGCGCAACCCTGCCACCGACGAGCCACTGTACGCTGACGAAGCAGAGACGAAGCCACTGGAACTGGTTCTGTACGGTAAAGCTAGTAAGGTTCATCGTTCGTGGCTTACTCAAGCTATGCGGCGCGCTGAGCTTGAGCAGAAGTCCAAAAAGAAAGCAAAGACTGCTGAGGAACTGCTTGCAGAGAACGCTAAGTTCTTCGCTACGATGACTAAAGAGATTCGTAACTTTGACCTCGACGGTCGTGCTCTGGACAATAAGGAGGCTTTTGAAGCGCTATTTTCGGATACCCGCTTGCTGTGGATTGGAGAACAAGTTGCCGAAGCTCTGGGGGATGTTGAAGGTTTTTTGGCGAAATAAGTGAAAACGTTATTCTCTACGTGAAGCATGTGGCGTGGTTAAATGTAACGCCAGATAAACATGACAAGTCACGTAGAGACTCACGTATTGAGGGAAGCCCGGAGACGGAGCTTCCCTTTCTCACTCAGTACGAACAAACTCTTGTCTCCTACTGGATCGAAGCAGGCCAAGTAACCTCTTTAGGCACTGGCCTTGCCCCACTAACTTGGGCGGAAATCCAAGCGTGGGCTAAACAGTTTTACACAGAACAATATGTAGAGTGGGTCGAGCCTCCACGCCCCTTACGCGCAGATGGGCAACCGGACGAGCGTTTCCGAGCAAGGCCCATCCCCCTCCTAGCAACCCAGTGCGTCCTCACTGACTGGGAGCTACAAATGATTAAAAGAATGTCTCAAGAATATGTAGCCGAGTATTCACAGAATGACCCAAGCAGGCCATGTCCGAAGGAAGTCATCCTTGATGATATCACAGAAGACGACAAACTAGCTAATGCGAATGCTTTTGAATCCGCGTTCAAGTCGCTATTTGGTGCCGATAAAGTTCCTGCTGTTGAAGCAGTTAATAACATTTAAGGAAAACTAATTGGCTATGAATATCACATCACTCACCGTATCCGTCCGCAGCGAAGGCATTAAGGAAACCTCTCAGGCTCTGGGAGGTTTGTCCACGTCCGCAGCCAACGCTGCCAAGCGTATCGACGCCTTCATCGAAGCTACTAACCGCCTGAAAGCTGCCAGCATGGGCGCTGCCACAGCAGTAGCACAGCATGCGCAGCAATCCATACAAGCGATGAACGCCGTCAGCAACGCCCTCGGGGCTGGCAACGTTGCGAGCGAATCCGCTGTCAGTTCTGGCAGAAAGCTCTCTCAGACGCTCATCGAACAGCGCCGCCAGTATGAAATGTACAACGTCTCTGCTAGGGAATACGCTCGCGCTCAAGGTGAGGCTAACCGCGTCAACCGTGAGATGGATAACGCCAAGCGTAACAGCGTATTGGTGCAGCAAAAGCGCGACTTAGACATGCTGAGCATCAGTGCAAAGCAGTATGCCGCAACTCAAGCAGAGGCAATTAAGCTCAACAGGGAGTATGACAAGGCCTCTGTCAGTCAGAAGCTTATCCAGCAGAAGAGGGACACTGACGCGCTTACATCATCTTCTAGGCAATACGCTTCGGTACAAGCAGAAGCACTGCGAATGAATAGGGATTTCGACAAATCTCTTGCTTCGCAAAGGCTGTTGCAGCAGCGCCGAGATATGCAGAGTTACAGTGACGCCGCCCGCGAGTACGCCCGTGCACACGCTGAAGCAATCCGCATGAATCAGCAGTTTGACCGCGCGCTCCAACAAAGTAACGGCTCTATGCGCGAAGCTCATGGCTTTGCACGCGGTCTTGCTGGCTCGATGGGTGCGCTGTGGGTGACTTACGGCGCATTCCTCGGTATGAGTTTGGGTGTGGCACTTGGCGTAGGAATGAAGGAAGCTATCTCTGGATTCACACAAGTTGAATACCAAATGACGTTCCTGAAGGCGCTTACCGAAGACACTACCACATCTGTGAAGTCTCTATCTCATCAGATGCATGAGGTTTCAGGTGTTCTTGGTATTTCTCCAGAGGCTGCTGCCAAGGGTTTGCGTGCACTCGGACAAGCTGGCCTTGATACACGGGACGCTCTCGCTACCCTGCCTGTCGCTTTCAAACTGGCTACTGTGGGCGAACTGGCACTTGACTCTGCCGCACTTGCAATGACGGGTGTGATGAATGCATACGGCCTGAAAGTCCGTGACCTTGAGCACATTGGCGATATGATGTCTAAGGCTGGTGCTATGTCTGCTGCCTCTGTGGACAGTATGAGTGTGTCGATGAAGTACTCAGCAGGTACAGCAGAGCAGTATGGCGTCTCGCTTGAGAAGTTGGGCACCATTCTTACACTGCTTGGTAAGCGCGGTATTACAGGGTCGTCCGCAGGTGTCGCAGCCAATAACCTGATTGCTGAAATCTATTCTCCATCCAGCGACAAGGCTATTCGTGCAATGGCGGCATTGGGCGTGAAAGCATACGCCGACGGTGTACGTAAAGAATTTGATGTCGTCACAGCAGAAATGAAATCCGCACTTGCCAAGTTTGATGGTGAGTCGCAAGGTAAACTGCTTGAGGACATGTTTGGTAAGAAAGGCGGCAAGGGCTTCTACGCTGTAGCTAAAGCTGGGCAAGAAGAATTCCTCGCTATCGAGAAAGAACTTGTAGGTGCCACAGGCTTCACTGCCGAAGTTTACAAGAAAAGTTTGCAGACAATTGAAGGTCAGATGAACTTGACCAAATCTGCTATTCAAAACACCTTCGCCCAAATCGGTGAAGAATCGGCAGCTCCTATCAAAACCCTCCTCAGTACTGTCCGCGAGATTGCTAGCTCGGGGGGTGTTAAGGATGCACTTGTTGGGCTGTCTCAATCTATCAAGACTTTCCTCACCACTGTGGTCCCTGCTGCTACAGCTGTGGGTGGTTTGTGGTTGGCAATGCGTGTAGGCCCTCCGGTGATTGCAGGCGTCACAGCAGCATTAGGCGCCCTGAGTGTAGGTAGTCTCACAACGGGCTTCGTAGCGGCTCGTACTGCTGTAATGGGCTTCTTTGCAGCCATTCAAGCAGGCAACGTCGCAATGCTCGCTGCAAACCCAATCTTTGTCGGTATTGTCGGTGTTGTTACGCTGTTGGCTGGTGCATATCTTCTGCTCAAGCGGAATAAAGAGTCTGTCATGGACATGCACTCTCAAGAGATGAAGAACTCTGAAGACACTATCAAGAGTTTGACAGAGGAAAACGCTCTTCTGGACCGCAAGATTAGCTTGCAGCGTCGAGGTATTTCTGGCGATGGCGAAGCTGCGGAACTGCGCAAGATGGCAAACCAAGACGCCCTCACGCTGATGAAGGAAGAAGCTGCTGCGAATCAGAAGCGTATTGACGCCTTGAGTAAGCAGGGGCCGGGGCGTTCGGAAGGCAGTGACTCTGCCCGAATGACTGAGATTGATCGTCTGACAAACGCTAACAAAGCCTTGAACAAGGCGATGGAAGATAAGGGTAAGCTTTTCGCCAAAGAGGCAGAGCTTGACCAGAAGCGTCTTGAGCGTCTGAAAATCTACCGTGAAGAGCAAAAGCTGCTGCGCGCTGGTGAGGAGTACGCAGAGCAAGGTCAAGAAACTCCTGTGGTTGGTGGCCAGAAGTACGGCGGCAAAGATGCTCAGGAGGCTGCCAAAGCTGCCAAAGAGGCATTTGCAACTGTGATGGAAGCAACTGACGCGCGGATCATGGAGGCTCGCCGTGCAATGACTTCTTTTGAAGAGGAGCAGAATAAGCTCTTCAAGGCTGGCGAAATTGGCAAGCTTCAGATGATTGAACGGGTAGGCAACGAGCAAGTTAAGCAGTATGGGAAGATTCAGCAGGCTATCTCCGAGAAACTGAGCGCCGCTCAGCGTAAGGGGGACACTTCCGAAGTGGCACGCTACCTAGGTGACCAGAAGCAAGCCCAAGCTGATTTTGAAGCAGCCAAGCGTACCAACTCCGCAGCCACTGAACAAGCCATCACGAACTACCAAGAAACCAACTCCCGCCTACGCGCAGCACAACTTGAGAAAGAGGGCAAGTACCAAGCGGCAGCGGCAGAGCGTTTCTCGACCGAGCATTCCGCAGCGTACAAACAAGCTGAGGCCGATGCAACGCATTATGCAGAAGTCGCTAAGAAGGCTCTTGCAGGAGGTGACGAGAAGGGTGCCAAAGCTGCTACAGAGAAGGCCAAAGGGGCTTCCGCAGTATTCAAGCAGCTCGGGGAAACACAGAAAGCTGCAATGGCTGATGGCTTCGACAAAGAGGCTATGGAAAGTTTCATGGCGGGTGTAACGAACCTGAAAGACAGTTTCAAGAGTATCCAAACTGCTTACGAAGGCCAAGGCTTGGCTGCTATGTGGGAAGCTGCGTCTGCTGCCTCCGCGACATACCAGTCTAAAATTGATGAGCTGAAGCAGAAGATGGTGGGTGTTACCGACCCTAAGCAAATCGCAGCGATGAATGCTGAACTCACTAACGCAGCAGAAGCTCAACGTAAATCGTGGGTGGGTGTTGGTGAGACAATCGGCAAGTCTCTCGAAAGTGCATTTGGCCGTGGTGGCAAGTCGATGGGAGAGTTGTTTGAAATCTCGGCTAGGTATGATCGACTTGAGAATAAAACAGGCACAGCCCGTGTTAAGGCATATGCCGACGCAGCAGGTGCAGCTAAGGGGTTCTTCAAAGAAGGTACAACAGGTTACAAAGTGTTGGAAGGTGCTGAAAAGGCATTCCGCTTGATCGAACTTGCTGGTATGGCGAAGTCCTTGGCAGCTACTGTCGCTACAGCAGGTGCGAAAGCACTGGCTTGGGTACCAGCAGTGTTTGCGTCGTTTATGGGGTCGATGGGGCCTTACGGCGCTGTTGCCGCTGCTGCTGCACTGGCTGCTGTGGGTATCTCAGCAATGGGGGGCGGCTCTGCTCCAACGTCCGCAGAGCAACGCCAGAAGACGCAAGGTACTGGAAGCGTCCTCGGAGCCTCTGATGCTAAATCTGAGTCTATTGCTAAGAGTATTGAGCATCTGGAAAAGAATTCCGGCTTGGGCCTCTACCACAGCAGCGAAATGGTGAAGTCTCTGAAGTCCATCCAAGCCAATATCGGCAGCTTGGCTAGCATGGTGGTGCAAACCACGGGGATTAACAGCAACATGCCCGCTGACGCTGACGGCAGCATGGCTAAACTTGGCTCGGCTATCGGCTCACCCCTAAAAGCGATCCCCGGTGGCGAGTGGTTAGGGAAGCAGTATGCCAAGCTCACCAATGCTATCTTCGGAGGTAAAACTTCAGCACTTGACACTGGCTTCACAATGAAAGCCACAACTGTTGCACAAGCAGCCGCTGGAAATGTCAATGCTGGTCAGTACACCGACATGAAGAAGGATGGTGGCTTGTTTAGCAAGGACAAGTATTACACCGATATGAAATCCTTGGGCGCTGAAGCCAACGCGCAGTTTGGCAAGATTATCGGCTCATTCGCAACAGTACTGAAAGACGCTAACAAGGAACTAGGTATCAACTCTGAATTGTTTGCATCTGAGCTTGCCAACTTCAATATCGACATCGGCAAAATCAGCTTCAAAGATATGTCTGGTGAGGAAATCGAGAAAGAGCTTCAAGCAGTGTTCTCGAAGCTTGGTGACGATATGGCTAAGTGGGCGTTTGCTGGCCTCACACCTTTCCAGAAAGTTGGTGAAGGGATGTTGGAAACAATCTCGCGTGTCACTAATAACCTGATCCAAGTGAAGGATGTGTTTGCTGCTCTTGACAAGCAATTCTCATTGACGGGTGTGGCAGCAGTAACTGTAAGTGAGGGCTTGATTGAATTGGCTGGTGGTATTGAGAATCTGACAGAAGGTACGAAATTCTACGTCGACAACTTTTTGACGCAAGCTGAACGTATGGCTCCAATTACGAAGTCAGTGGCTCAGCGTCTCGCAGAACTCAACATCATCGACATCAAGACAATCGAACAGTATAAGCAGAAGATTCAAACTTTGAATTTGATGAATGCAGCAGATCGTGAGTTGTACGTGAACATGATCGATTTGGCCCCTGCCTTTAAGGAAGCTGCTGATTATGCCCAAGACTTAATCGACGGCACTGTAGACCTGACGGATGCTCAACAAAAAGCTCTCGACAAGGTGAAGGATGCGCGTTCTGCTTTGCAGGAAGCGTACGACACTGAGAAGAGCAGCCTACAAGGTGTTATTGATAAGACTAAATCGTTCATCCAAACTCTAGCTTCCTACAAAGATAGTCTGAAGCTTGGCAGCGATAGCCCTCTTACTAACATGCAGAAGTATGACGAAGCTAAGTTCCAGATGCAGAGTATTGCTGAAAAAGCTCTCGCTGGTGATCAAGCTGCGAAGGATAAGTTTACTAGCATGGCAAGCAGCTTCTTGGCAGCTTCCAAGGTTGTGAACGCGTCTGGTAACGCATACACGAGTGATTTCAACTATGTGCAGAACATGATTGATAAACTCACTGCTGGCGCACAAGCTGAAATCTCCACCGCTGAGACTTCCTTGGAGGCGTTGAACAGGCAAGTGGCAGGGCTGCTAGAAATTAATAAGAGCGTTCTCACTGTGGCTCAGGCAATCGTTAATCTGCAAACAGCAATTACGGCAGGTAGCGGTGCTGGGTTGTCGAACACGCAGATGGGGCTTGCACCTACTCCGACGATTGGCTTCTACGCGCCTGAAGGCAAGGTAAACAATGATGAGTTTATTGCAGCTATCAATCGTAACACAGAGGCTGTAAATGCGCAGCGTGAAGAGCAGAAGGCGCAAGTTGGTGCTCAAGTGGCTGCTGACATTGAAGGCACTGATCGTATCGTTGAGACGCTCACTTCAAAAACATCAGTCAGCAATCCACAAATTAAATTAGCTTAAAAGGAAACCTCATGGCAGTGACAAGCACGCAGTTGAAGGATTGGCTTAGGAAGACTAGCAGCGCACGCCGCTGCGTGCTTGTTGAGGTTGGTGTGTTGACAGGTGGCTCGGAAATCACGCGCTATCTGTCCAATAAGGGCTACACCACCAAAAGTGGTGAGGCTCCTGCTAACACGCAGTACAAGCCATGTGTTTCTGGTGGTGTGACATTCACAGAGTCGTTGTCGCTAGACGGCTCTGTGACTATCTCCACAGGCGCTATTGAGTTTGATAACACAGATGGTAAGCTGGACAGCTGGCTTATCGATGTGTGGAAGAATCGCAGTGTGAAAGTTTTTATCGGGGATGAGTTGTGGCCCCGTAGCGATTTCTATCAGATTTTCGATGGGGTTACGGACAAGCTTGATTGTACTTCCAGAGACATTGTTAGTCTTGTCGTCAGCGACAAACTCCAGCGTCTGAACACCACAGTGAGTGATGTGAAGCTGGGTGGCAGCAGTGCTAATGCAGACAAGCTAATTCCTTGGTTGTATGGTGAGCAGTTCAACGTCACACCATTACTGGTTGATCTTGCTTACAACGAGTATCAAGTTAGCGGTGGGCCAATCAGTGAGATTGAAGAGGTGAGGGACAATGGCGTTCCAGTGGGATTTGTTCCACTTCTCTCACAAGGGAGGTTCAGGATCACTCAAGCCCCACAAGGCACAATCACTTGTGATGTTATGGGGGATGCGCCAAACGGAGTTTACGTTGACGATGTTGTTAATATCATCAAGCGCCTTGTTAAAAGCTTCGGCAATGCTCAGCAGCGTTTCACAGACAGCGATCTGGACTTGGTATCTTTGAACGCTTTCGCTGCTGCGAACACACAACCTGTGGGCTTGTACTTGACAGACAAAGCTAACGTGCTGGAGTGCTGCAATAAGCTCGCTGCCAGTATTGGCGCAAGGTGCGTAATGTCTCGTACCGGGTTGCTCTCGTTAATCAAGCTAGACCTGCCGCAAACCACCTCCGGTACGCTCGTCACGGCGGACGATATTTATGAGCGCAGCCTTTATGTTAGTCAAATGCCTGACGTTATGGCTGCTGCTCAGGTTGGCTACTGTAGGAACAACACAATTCAGAATGCCCTACAGACTGGCCTCCCACAAGACCAAATTGCTATGTATGCCCAAGAGCAGGAGTGGCTTACATCTACAAAGAAATCGGATGCTGTGGCTACCGATTATAAGTTGTTCACCAATCCTGACATGATTGAAACCCAGCTTATGACCCCCGAGGGTGCTGACAGTGAGGCAACGAGGCTCAAAACTTTGTGGGGTGTGCAGCGCAGGGTGGTGGTATATGACGGCATGCCTTGGCTCATGTTGGAGAGTTTAGGCAACCCCCAAACAGTGAAGCATCCCACACGCTTTCAACTCGCAGCGGGTGTCCGAGGCCAGATTGTCCGCATCACATCAGATTGGCTTAAAGCCAAAATTCAAATAGGAGTGCTCCTTTAATGCCGATGAAGAACCCGCGCAGTGTGGCTTTAAGAAATGCTAATCCGCGCCTACTGACTTCTCCTAACGCAGATGTGCTGCTGAGCGCAAGCACTCCAATCTTTCACGTTAATAACTCCGGCATTCCCTCGACAAATACCATCACACTCAACGCTAGTTTGATTGCGATGGAAGGCACTGTGACGTTCACTTGTGAAGGTGGTACGCTCAGCAACATCGTGGGTAACACTTGCGCGCTGAATTATGAAACGCTCACTGGTGACAATGCCAAGGTTATTGCAACGATTACATATCGGAACAAGACGTACACTGATACAGTAGAAATCTCTAAAGTGTATGACGGGCAGAATGGCGTTGTTGGCATGAACAACGCTGTGGTGTATGCCTACCAACGCTCTGCCACGCAGCCAACAGGCACCCCGGGGGCTGTTACGTACAGCTTCACTGCTAGGGCTATTACGAATGCCTCGCTATCTAGTGGGTGGCAGAAAATACTCCCAAGTGGTACAGGTACGTTGTGGATTACTGCAGCTACAGCTGCCTCGTCTGGCAGCAGCGATGATATCGCAGCAAATGAGTGGAGTGGTTCAGTTATACTGGCACAGGACGGTACACAGGGGACGAATGGTATTAACAGTGCGGCAGTGACTATTTACCAGCGCACAGCCACCACAACGGCCCCTGCCCTCCCAAGTGCAGCTACTACATACACGTTTAATCCTCCGGGCCTTACAGGGCTTACTAACGGCTGGACGACAACACTACCGAATGCCTCTGCTGGTAAATACTTGTGGGCGTCCACAGCCACTGCTGCAAACACTGCTGCTACGGATAGTATTCCCGCTAGTGAATGGGCAGCGGCCCAGATGCTTGTGCAAGATGGCGCAGCAGGCACTCGGGGTAATGTCCAAGTAGCTCGGGCTATTCCGGGCAGCGTGTGGAGTGACTCTGAAGCTGCTCTAGCTATCTCTGGCGCGGGTTATGGCACTCCGCAGAACCGGGATATTGTAACTCTGTACAACAACTCTGCAAACTACTCTCAACAGAAATATTATGACGGCGCAGCTTGGCAAGCGTTGGCAGCATATTTTCCGGGTGGTGTGATTGTAGATGGTACAATGGATGCTACCGCGCTGAAGGCTAAAACTATCACAGGCGATAAGATTGCAGCTAGGGCGATTACGGCTACAAGTATCAATGTCTCAGGGAATAGCGACAACATTATTCCTGACCCCCGATTTAAAGACTTAGTTTGGTGGGGGCGTGTAGGCAGCGCAGTCGGGCAATTCGCTGAAAATGGTCAAGTGACAGGGTGGAAAGGTGGTGCCTCACTCTACTTGAGCCAAAACTCGGGCGAACTTATTAGTTATAGCCAGTATTTCGACTTGATTCCCGGCGCCACATACTTGATCGAAGTACAAGTCGGCCTGAGTAGTGATTTCAACGGGCGGGCGTCTGTGTACCTAACTATCCCCGGCGACCGGGACTACGCGATGGTTGACCGCAGTGCAGGGCAGGTGTGGTCAGATAACTTGCCAGTACAACTCAATGCATCCTCTCCAAAAGGGATTATCACCTACTCGACCACGTACACCATCCCTACCAGTGGTACGCTATCGAAGGCGCGCATTCAAATTAGGAACAGTCACACTGTCGGGATTATTGAAGTCGGTAGCGCTAGCATCACGCGAGTTTCCGATAGTGTTTTGATTAAAGATGGCGCAGTTACAGCAAATAAAATTAGTGTAGTTTCTCTGTCTGCTATTAATGTAGATGTGGGATTTCTTACTAGCAGAGCCGGAGGCCCCGGTGCTGGATACGGAGCAGGTACGGAAATTCAGAAGGATCAGATTCGCATCTACGACGAAGCTGGGAACTTGAGACTACTCGACGGGAGGTTAAACTAATGGCCCAGTACGGCGGAGCAACATACCGCAACAACAAAGTAGTGCTAGACCCAGCGGGAGGGGGTGGCATCTTTGTAGCTCGTGTGACATTCAACGACCAATACACTAGGTACACATACACCGATCTTGACACTATGACTTTGTTCGGGTTCGACCTTACAGGCGGATATCACAACGTGGTGTATGGGAGGGACGGTAGCGGTTTTCCCTATGTAGAGGCAATGGGGTTCACCCCTGCACCGGACACCCCTAGTGGCCTAGACTACACAACCACAGTTGCGGTGTTTGCGAGATGAGCGAATATGGAAAACGCATAATCTCTGCGAATGGCGCTAGGCAGGTAGACAATAAGCGCATGGTGCCGCAGCTAATCTCGGTAGATAATCTCGCGGGGTGGTCTTACGCTGATACGCCCGTGCAAGATGGTTGGGTGTACCGCATCTATCAACCCCCCGCAGCTTGGGTAGCCTACTCCCGTCCGTGTATAACCTTCACAAGCCTGCCTAGCACTTCGAGAGAGGTTTATATCTCGGGCATCGAACTTGTCTATCAGGCCGGGGTTTCTGTGGACCACCCTGTTCTTTATACGTTTGCATTAGACTACGTAACATACAGCAGTGCTAACTACGGCAGGCGGGCATGGAATGCAAGTGGTGCCCTCATATATGACAGCGGGAACCCTCACCTCAATATCCATCAGATATTCTCTGGAATGAGTCCAGACGTATCGTGGACCGATCACGAGGCTGGCCTAACTCTCAACAGTTACCCGTCACCTCTTGGAAGCCTCCCGCTTTCTCCGGCAATTTACGGGGATAGTTACCAAGTTACGGATCACTGGGGAGATAAGACAGGCCGTGGCAGTGCCACGGGCAAGCTGTTTTATCGCTTCACAGGTGGCAACACCCTCCAGAGCATTCTCTGCCAAACTAAATATGTCTTTGACACCACAATCACTTCCGCCAACCCATACTTAGCTGTCAATAAGGGGCCAGCAACAAATATGAGCTTGATGGTTATCGACAGATATATATACGACTAAGGAATACACAATATGCCAATGCTAATTGACATCAAAACACCTAACAACCTGCAACTGGCCTACCATCGGATTCTGTCGGTTAACATTGACTTTGATTTTGGGTTCGGAACCATTGTTGTGTGTTCTTACGCAAGTGAGGACGCCTTTTTGCAGTATAGCGACCCTTCCGGGTTTTCAAGCAAGCCTCCAAGTGCGTTTACGTGGTCGAATATCCGCATACCTGTGAGTGAGTTTCTAAGTGGAGAGGACAGTTTGTCCGACCATCTGGAATTACTCCTAGTAGCGGATACAGGCAGTCCTTTTTTTGGAGGGCAGCTTCTTGCAGATAATAGCGGCACACTACAAGCTCTGCGGGAGCGGAAGTGGACAGAGATTAAGGCAGCACGCAGGGCAGCAGAGCGAGGCAATTTCATTTTTGAGGGTGGCCTATACTACGCGGACAAAGAGCAGATTACAGGTTCCGCAACCGCTGCGTTTATGTCTAAATCGCTCGGACTCCCTTACAATGAAACGTGGACTCTTGTTGACAACACTACGCGAGACTTGAACGCAGATCAGGTGATCGCGCTAGGACTGGCGTTGCGTGCATTCGTGTCAGGTGTGTACGCAAGGGGGCGCTCTCTCCGAACAAAAATCTCGGAGGCTGAGATTATTGACGAAGTAGCTGCAATAAACTGGGAGACACCAATTGGCTAGCACATTAAATATCGTATACAACAATGCTGCTGATAGGTGTAGCCTCACGGCAGGCTCCGAGGCAACGCCGAGGAGCAATCTCCTCACAGACAGCAAGAGCGATGTGTGGCGCGCCGCTGCTGGTACTCTCAGCACAACACTGACAGCCACTTGGAGCAGCCTTGAGCCAGTGTCTTGTGTAGCGCTCCCATTCTGTAATTTCTCCCAAACAGCAACCATGCGTGTGAGGCTCTACAGCGACGCAGCGGGCACGCTGCTAGTGTTGGACACAGGGACACTACCATGCGCTCAGGGCGTGCCTATGAGCATTTATGGCATGTCTGCGGCACAAGCTGCTAGTGCATACGCTTATGGTGGCGGGACAGTTGCTAGGCTGTTCTTCACGAAGGTGAGTGTCCAGAAGGTAGTGATTGACATCACCGACACGGCAAACTTGCAGGGGTATCTCGAAGCAGCCTTCTTGGTCATTGGAGACAGTTTCTCGACTAAGTACAACGTCGATTACGGCCTAGAACTTACGATGGAAGATAGCTCAAAAAATTCACGCACAGATGCTGGTAATCTTGTGAGTGATGTAGGGTTCCGCTACAAAGTAGTGAAGGCGGATCTTAGTGTTATGTCTCCAAATGAGAGGGCTGCTTGGTGGAGGCTTGTTGCTTACGTTGGTACAAGTGGTCGAGTGTTCTTTAGCGTAGAGACAGGTAATACGGACAAGCAAACTGAGCTGGACTATACAGTGTATGGGAAGTTTAGCAAGGTAAGCACGGTGGCAGCTAAGAATTATCTTATTTACAGTGCACCCCTAGAGATCGAAGGAATCTGAGAATGGACTATAAGACGCACAGGCCGAACATCAAGTCTGGTGACTTGCTTGCGTGGAGTAATAAAAAGTGGAACTCGTGGCATAACATTAAGATTCAGCTTGTCCGCATCTTCCTGCAAACCGAGTATTCGCACGTAGGTACAGCCCTCGTGATGGGCGGTAGAGTGTGGGTGTTGGAGGCTGTGGAGCCTAGGTCTAGGATTTACCCTCTGTCGAAGCTTGGGAACTTCTTCCATATCCCTCTCCCTGCCGATTGGACACCAGAAGTAGAGGAGAAGGCACTTTCCTATATTGGTGAAGAGTATAAGCAGCTTAATGCTATTAAAGCTTTCTTCGTACCGCTGGAGAAAGAGGACGTTTCAGAATGTGCAGCTTTAGCTATCGCTATTGCTGAAAAATGCGGGCTTAATTTAGGAGTCCGTGCAACGCCAGATGAAGTTGTGGAACAAGCACAGCGTTATGGTGGCCCAATGTATTACATTGAACAAGAGGCACGCTGATGTGCACTCGTGAATGTGAGTATTGCGGGGAGATTAAACCAATCGTAGGCAACTTCACCAAACTAGGTAAAACTTGTTTTGCGTGCAAGAAGGTTAAAGCCAAGATTTACCGGGAGGCCACTAAGGAGCAAGCTAAACAGTATAGGGAAGCTAACAAGGATAAACTAAAGGCTAACGCTGCTAGGTTATACCTTGAGCGCAAAGAGCGTGATCCTGAGAAGCTTCGTCAAACTGCCAGAGACTACTACGCCCGGCACAAGGACAAAATTTCTACCACAGCGAAGGCTCGGAAGTATCGTTGGGACCCTGTTAAGCGCGCAGAACATAAGGAGAGGAATAGCGCAAAAATCAAGGAGCGGGATAAGCAGTGGCGACAGGGTAACAAACCTCATCTTGCTGCTAAAGCTGCCGCGCGCAGGGCAAAGCAGAAACAAGCGACACCCTCTTGGGCGGACCTTGATGTTATAGAAACCTTCTACGAGTCTGCGCATAACTTAGGTATGTTACTCGGTGAGTGGTACCACGTAGACCATATTGTACCACTAACTTCTGACATTGTATGTGGATTACACACGCAAGCTAATCTCCAAGTTTTGCTTGGTACAGAAAATCTTTCAAAACTTAATCGCTGGTGGCCTGATATGCCAGACCCTATTTACGAAAATAAAGGAATGACATGGACGCCCAATTAGTAATCAATATAGCGATAGGCCTAGTAGGTTTTCTAGGTGCGTGGGTCTTGAAAAGTATTACAGACACACTGCAAGAGATGAAAGAATCGGATCACGCCCTTCGTAACAAGGTGCAAGCAATCGAACTGCTTGTGGTTGGTGGCTACGTGAAACGCTCAGACTTCGAGAAGCTAGGTGAGGACATCTCCAAGCGCTTCGATAAGTTTGAAGAGCGAATTTTGGCGCATCGGCCATAACATAAACAGTAAAGAGGCCCCACTAAGAGGCCTGTTCAATTACATTCTACTAAGGAAACGAATATGGAAATCAACAGCCGTGACATCAATGATTTGACGCCAGAGATGGCTAAGCTCTGCAAGGAGTTTGTAGCACGCTGCAAGGCAGCGGGTATTGACGTTATTATCACGTCCACGTTTAGGGACAACTCTTCTCAAGCGGCCCTTTATGCACAAGGCCGTACAACGGCTGGAAAGAAAGTGACGAATGCTCCCGCTGGAAGCAGCTACCACAACTACCGCATAGCGTTCGACTTCTGCCCTATCGTCAATGGCAAGGCGCAGTGGAACGACATTAACCTGTTTAAGAAGTGTGGTGCGATTGCTAAAGCGCTAGGACTAGAGTACGGCGGGGACTGGACAAGCTTTAAAGACTACCCACACGTTCAAGAGCGCGGGCACACTATCGCAGAACTCAAGAAGCAATTTCCTAATGGGCGCTGATATGACCAAATACCTAATTCCCGAATGGCGCAGCGCTTGGAAATTTGTTAGCGTCCAACTAGCAGCACTCCTCACACTTCTGCTCAGCCTTGAGCCTGTCGTCCCACAAATAACAGCGTACCTGCCACCTCACTATGCAGCCTACTTGAGCGCTGCTATCCTCGTTGCCCGTATTGTGCAGCAGGCGGTGACAGCTTCTAAAGAGGCTCATGATGTACCCAAAGATTCTTGAAACTATCATCGCTATCGGCCTAATCGTCGGGGCTTGGTTCTACGCAGGCCACCGGGCAGTTGAGCAGTACAAAACTGAGCAACTAATCGAGCAGGCTTTTGCTACGAAGGCTCAGCAGGATAAATATGACGCTCTCGCTGCCGACTACGAAACACTTAAAACGAAGAGAGAAAGCGATGCCAAAGTTATTATTCGACAAGTTGAAAAGGCTATTGCTGGCGACGTTATTTACCGTAACGTTTGCATCTCAGATAGCGGCTTGCAGCTCGCCAACCAAGCTCTCGCAGGCAAAGGTGCCGCCAGCGCTGATGCAAAAGTGCCCAGCCCTGACACCCCTTGAGGGCACCACGGGTGAGCACCTATTAAAGAACATTGTGGAGAATGCTGCGAAGTACCACTCTTGTTCTGATTCTAAAGCAGCCTTGATAGAAGCTGTACAGAGCCAACAATAATCCCTTGGTAGGGAAGCCGTCGCGTGACGGATTTAAGCCCGGAGTCCTGTGAAGGATATCCGGGCATTTTTACGTTAGGCTTCTGTGTATCGCACGTAGGTCTGTCCGAAAGGCATATGTAGCAGCTTCAGGATTGGCCCCGCCTGCTCGAAGCCTACAGGCATCAAAGTCCCGTCTACAGTCTGGTCATACACAGCCTCAACTTTACGTTTTTCAGTACGCTCCATATTGGGCGTATGGAATACTACAGGGATGATCGCGCCGGGAGTCATATCAATTACTCACAATTTCATCCAACACTTCAAACAAATCAGCCTGCGCCTTAGGCTCCTTCGTAGCCAGCTTATACTTCGCCTTCAAATACTTGTTCACATCCTTCTTCTCAAGCTTGGTGCTCTCCACAACAGACTCCACGACTTCCTTGAAGTCCTTCTTCAGTTCCTCAATAGCATCCAGAATACGATTCGACTCTTGCACGTAGCCAAGGAACACCTTGCTGTCAATCGTAACGCTCACACCATTCACATCCATCGAAGTAACGCTCATTTGTGTTTTCCTTAAAAAGTAGTAGGTTGTGCAACAGCGCGGGTAAGTTTCATGAAGCCAGTTTGCAAGTCGTCTTTTGCACGCTGAAGCCATACGAAAGGCTGCACCTCCATCAATCGTGTGTGTTCAACTGTGTCGTACTCGTATGCCTCTTCCCACTGAGCATTGAGGGCAGTATCCACGTTCTCCACGAGCTTACCTACAATAACTGCAATCGCCTTAATCTCATTCATCAGAGCAATCTCTTCAGCCGACAAATCTCGATAGCCTTTAATCATTTTGTGTTGGTTGTCCATATTATCCCTTTAGTTTAAATTAACGAACCATCTTCAGTTTAGCCTTCGCCAGAATCCCATTCCCAATCCAGCTCAGCACAGGAATAATAATCATAGCAAGTGCCCCTGCCAAGATAATCCCTACAGCAATCAGCGCAGTCTCGAAGATGGACAGTACGAGGGCTGCGAGGAGTATATACGCCTTGCGGCTGAATAGTTTAAGCTTGTCCATTATTTTCCTTCACAAGACACATATATTTGTTACGGGCTTCTGCACGGCGCTCTGCGTCAAGCCCCTTGCGCTTCTTGGCCCACCAATCGTTGAGAGAGCCTTCTACCCAACGCTTCTCAGCAGCTTCCATCCACTCGGCGTCAACTAGGCGGAGGTAGCTTTGAGTGTCGTAGCTACCAACCTCCTGAACGTTAATCTTCGCAAACGTCAACTCCAGCTTGTGCATATCGTGATTGAGTAGCAGGGTGTCGTATGTGTCAGACACAGCCACCCACTCGCCATTCAGGACAGACTCTACGAGAGCCTTTACGGGCTGTCCTACTGTATCACTCATAACCTTCTCCTTATTTAACATCCCAACAGCCATCTTACAGACTGTTGGGGTTGGTGTCAAGCTTATTTACATGCCGTGTCTTTCTGTATAACCACACCCTTCTATTGACTTCGTACGAAACTCACAAGCCATTTTCAATGCAATTTCATACCCTAGGTTATCAATAGAGAAGTACTTGAATTTTTGCTTCATGTCAACGTCACTCCATAACGCCCTCCAATACCTCCTCCCGCGCGTTTCTGTGCAGTTCACTCCGGTGACTCCGCTACGGTTATTGCTCTGTTTCATACGGTTGCGACAATTAATTGAGTGAGTAGCAAGCCGCAAGTTCTCAATTTTGTTATTGCCTTTATTGCCATCTATGTGATCCACAAAAGTATCTTGTGGAATACTCCCGTTGAACATTTCCCAAATCACCCGATGAGCAACAGTTCGGTAACCCTTTACCATAACTGTGAAGTATCCAGCAGACGTCTTTCCACCTGCAACAGCACCTGCACGGTACTTCACTGTCTTACAGCCCCTACCACTATGTATGTCCACCAACCACCTCAAGCCCGTCCGAGAATTGGCATCATACACTAAGAAATCGCTCCAGTTCACATGCATGAGGAACACTCGCTACTACTGCTAACAACACCACGACTACTGTACACGTAATATAAACTCAAGATGTTCTCGTTCTGGAAAGCCTCTTGGTGGATTTCCGAGATGAGCTTCTCATCGGCGTTACCTGCGAAGAACAAATTGGTACTCTGTCCTTGGTCAATGTAACGTTGCCGTGTAGCCGCAAGACGAAGAATGTCCTTCTGGTTAATCTCAAAGGCAGTTTTGAACACCCTCTTCTCGTCATCTGTCAACCAAGTTACGTTCTGCACACTGCCTTGGCTCTGCACGGTATCCTTGATACAGGCCTCGATATCCAACCCCTTACTCTTGATGAGGGCGAGCAATGTCGGGTTGACACGATCTACTTCACCAGCAGCAGTAAGTTGTGTGAAGCTCATTGCTACGTCAGGGTTAATACCTTCACTGATACCCCCATAGATAAGAGCAGTACTCTTAGTTGGTGCAACAGCCATACGGTGCGTGAATCGTACACCATGCCCTTTACACCACTCCGGCTCGCCCAACTCTTTAGCAAGCCACTGAGAAGCCTTCAAAGACTCACTATCGATGTGCTTGAAGATACGGCCATTAAATAAGTGGGTGTCCATGCCACCCCATTCAAAACCGTGCTCTTGCAAGTAGGTGTGGAAGCCACCTGCCCCAAGTCCAATTGCGCGACCTTTCTCTGTCGATGCAACGGCTTTTTCCATGCCCCGAATCTTACGTGCCTGCTCAAGAAACTCCGACACTACGCAATCAAGGAATACGGTTGCAACAAATACTGCGTCAGTGTTTTCCCACTCGTCAGCTTTAGCCAGATTCATCCACGACAGCACGCAAGTATAGGTGTGGTCAAGGTCACTGTGCAAGAAGATTTCCGAGCAAAGCTGGCTCGCCTTCACCATCAGCCCCAAATCCTTGTACATCTCAGGGCGCTGGCGATTCACCTTGTCGACAAAGAAGAAGTACCCTTTACCGAAGATCATCTTGGCCTTCAAGGCGCGCTGGTAACGCTTGGTTGCTTCCTTGTTGCCCTTCTGGAGCTTCGAGATAAACTTGTCCGTAACGATCCAACCGATGTTCAGGTCGTCCGGTTGCTCTTCCATGTATTGCACAACTTCCCAGAAATCCCCGTGATTGATGTCGAGATAACCGGCCCAAGCCCCACGTCGAGCAGTGCCTTGAGCCACGTCACGCATATCTTGCACAAAGTGCTTAATCACTGGCAGCACACCAGATGCTTTGCCACCTGCTGCGATAGGGCTACCACGCTTACGGATACCCGACAAGTCAGAAGCCGTACCGAAGCCCTGCTTGGTCAGGATGGCGATTTCCCGGTAGGCATTGTAGAAACCCTCAATCGAATCCTCAACAACACTGCCTGCACAGCTCACAGGACAACCACGGCTTGTTCCCATATTGGCTAGGATTGGTGTAGAGCAGGCTACGTGGCCCGACCACAACACGTTAAAGAACTTCTCTTGCCAGTAGTCCTCAGTGCTCTCGCATACATCAAAGAAACTGTCACCACTGATTGGCACCTTAGGGGCATGCTTGGCTGCTGTCTTTGAGATGCGATAAAACTGTTCGTAAGGGTTCGCAGCCTGATACAAGTACTTCTGCTGAAACATCTGGTAGCCAGCAGTGCTCATCCACTCGGGGACAGTGCCATTCAATTGACCTTGCTTGCGCTCTTCGCTAAGTTGCTCGTAAAGGTTTTCACTCATCCGTAGTTGCCCATTCAAATTTTTGTTCATTCCAGCCACGCTGGTATTCTCGTCCGACGCCAGTGAAGAAATCAATCTGCTGGTAGCCTTGTGCCGATGTGTAGAACCAGCCCTCAATTGTCTCATCTTCGCACTCGAAACAAGGCTTCACGCCAAGTGCATCGAGACAGATGTTCACACGGTGAGCCACAAAGGACTTCATCTGTTTTGCCGTGATGCCTCGCAGCGGACCTTTCTCAAACAGCATATCAACAATGCGGTGCTCATGTTCTAACAACTTCCCTGCGACAACTTCAATCTTGCCATACAATTCGTCCCATTCAATTGCCTTCAGCTTCGACTCTTTTACCACTTGTCGGAACAGTGCAGCACCTGCTTGTTGGTGTAAGCCCTCGTCAATCAGACTTTGGCTAATGCCGCGTACGGTGTTGCTGATAAGATTATTACCGTTACTCTGAAAGTTCTTAAACATAGCAAAGCTACTAAACAGAACAGCGCCTTCTAGCATACTGAACGTCGCAAGGCTCAGCAGGTCGTCTTGTCCGTCTACCACACTATCAAGAAACTTAACACGGTCATTGAGCACAGGATCGTCAATGTAGCTGGTATAAAACTCTTCAGTGTTCAGGCCAAGCACCTCATTAAGCTTGTTGTAGAACGGTGCATGCACTGCCAGCTCCATCATACCGAACACAGATGCCATACGTTGAATCTCAGGGCGTGGGTACTGGTTCATAACACGGGTAAGCCAGTATTCAGTGCCAACAAAGATTTCGTATTTAACGAATAGCTTAAGTGCAGTGGTGACAGCGTGCTTCTCAGCCTCAGTCATATTAACAAGCATGTCCTGCTTGTCTTTTTCCATCGCAATCTCGTTAGCAGTCCAGAAGCACTTCTCAAGCTGCGTGTCTGCAAACTCTACAAACTGCGGATAGTGGACGACATAACTATCAGTAGGCGTCTTAATTCGTGGCAGCTTTTTAGTCATTTACTCCCCTCGCGCCGCAACCAACAGCGTCTTAAATAATTCAATCTGACTAGACACAACATCGTAGTTATCGCTCACATCGCCATCGTATGTGTCTTCCTCTTCCCCACCTGTGTAGCCCATCTCTTTCAGCTCTTCCTCAGAGTAGTAGCGCGCGTCATCCTTCGGCGTCTTCACTTTCTGCTCAAGCTCTTCGTCATTCCGATACCCAAAGCGCTTGCCTCGAATCTCTTCCATCTCCCTAGCAAGAGATGGGTCAATCATACCAGCAACAACAATACGGTCAGTGGTGTCTAGGAAGTTCTTAAATTTTGGGTCGGTGCTGTAACCTGCCGACAGGATGTATCCAACAGCTGGGTTCTTAGGATCACTCATACTGCGGTGGAGGGCTACGTCATATTGAACACCTTTTCGAGTGTCCATTCCGATGGCCTCCAACACAGCGTACACTTCAGTGTCGTTAGCCGGGTTAATAATATCAAACTCGTTCTTGTAGTGCGGCAGAGCTTGGAGCAAGTCTTTAGCAGAGATGTTACGCATATTAGTATTCCTCTCCAACACCAAAGAAGTCCTCTGGCACACAATCAGCAATATCGACAGTAACAAAGTTAGTAGGCTTCATAATCTTTCCATCGTGCTCGCGCTTAAACACTACTCGACCATACTGCGTAAGATGTTGCTCCGCACCTTCTGGACACAATGAAGGGTCTACGTACAAACAGTAACCTTTGCACTCAGGAAACTTGCTGAGATTGTTTTCATTCACACGCTTGAGAGCCTCTTGAACATTAAAACCAGCAGCTTCAAGCTTCTGCATCAGACCTGCCACGGTTACAAACAAATCACAAGCACCATCAAGCAGTTCAACAGCATCTGGAGTGGCTTCTTCTTGCCCACAGTCACAAGCCTCATGACCCAACGCTGCGGAGGCTTCGCACAGCTCTTCGTGGATAAAGTCCAGTTGTGAGTTAATACTCTTTGGAGTAACATTGGATAGATTGCCTGCAATACTGTTAAACTTCTTTACATCGTCGTAAGCTTGTTGGATGTTCATTGTGTTCCTTATTTAAATCGGTTCTTAACCCACTGCTTAGCAGCTTCATTAACTTGCGGAGAACGCCTATTCTTAAACCCTCTGCCGCCTATCCCTACCCACCTTTTACGCTCGGAAGGTTGGCATTTCCATACTAAGGCTTTGCAGCCATTTAAGAAGAACTGGCATGCCCTTGTAAGCGTAGTTCGTATTGTACTCCACATGCTCGCCATTTCCTAGGTTTATTTCGTTCTCATTTACAACAACCTGCATGTCGTCCAACTGGTCAATCATTACGTCGAAGCGCTGGCTGGGTGCTATGCTGATCGTTGCATCTCCGAAGCAAGTTATTGCAAGTGGTGTGCGGGGCATGGGGGTGGTGATTGCCCAAGTCATTAGTCGAATACCACGTGCTGCCACCCTTCGGTGCCGAAATAATCCTCCTGGTCCCCCTCATCAAGCAAGCTCTCCATAATAGAAAGCGTGGTGAAGAAGCTTGCTCGCATTTCTTCCGGTAGCGGCGCACCTGCCAAGATCATGCCCGTGCAACGGTTGTATTCTTTTTCAGTCATTTTATTTCCCCACGTTAGTTAAACTGTTGTGTTTACTATGTTCCGAGACATTCTTGCGAGTCCGGTTCATTTTCCCACACGAGTTACACTTCAGCACGTTGTACTCAGAAGTGCCAGTGAAGTATTTCTTCTCAATGGTCGTCAAGTCTTCGCTTCCACAGCACACACAACGCGGCTTGCCAGCAGGTGTATACAGTGCAACGTTCGGGTGAGTCTTGCTCCAATGGCGCAGGCGCATGTACACTTCCTCTAGCACCACCACGTCCTGAACGTTGTACTCCAACATTTCGTTGAACGCTTCCTCTTCCATCGCCATGCAGCGCGTCCAGAGTTCAAAGCCGCTGTGACTCATCTTGCGAGGAAGGCCCAAGTATGCGGCAATACTGTCCAAACTGTTGCTCGGAAAGCGGAACTCAGCCTTAGCGATACGGAGCGTATCAACAATCTTACTAGGGCTTGGGGGCGTCATGCCAAGGGCCACCATGCGAGTTTTGATAAGCGGGATATCAAATTTTTGTGCATTGTGGGCCACTACCAAGTCTGCTTGGTTCATCAGCTCGGCAAGCTCCCGGACAAGCTGCTCATCGTCCCCTGCTTCAACAATACGGTTGGAGACAATAGTGCTAGCGCCGAGCCATTTGGCAGAGTAGGTCAGCAGGTAGCCTTCATGCACAACTTGCTTTTGGCTCACATTGTTGTCCCAGCGACCCCACACGTATGCGCAGGTCGGAGCACACTCGATGTCCAACAGCAAAATCTTGGCACCCTCTGGCACACGGCCCGGAGTCGGCTCGACAGCCACTTCAGTAAACTGAGAGTATTTGCGCAAGAAGTCGAGCACAGTGCTGCGAGCTTTGCCAACCGTCTTGGCGATAGTGCGACGACTCTCAGTGGTATTGCGCATCATGTCAATTGCGGTAAGCTGCCAAGGTTTGTAGCCGTAGTTAGTAGTCGTCATAGATTCCTTAAGTTAGCCTTCATACTTCTTGTTGTACAGCGAATCAATTACTAGAGTGCTGCTTGCAGCTTTCATAACAGTCCGCCCCTCAGCGTAATCCTCCCGCAGCCCCTTCACCTCTGCCAAGATTTCTCCCAGCACCGCTAAGAGGCTGTTGACATGAATACGCATCTCGTAGCCATTCATCAAGCTACTCCTTTCTTGTAGTCGTAGGCTGCTTGCAGGGCTTTGATTAACTTTGGGATGTCCTCGTAGAAGAACAAGGAAATCTCACATCCGTCCTCATAAATAGCCTGTACACAAGATTCTCCAAGCTTTACACACTCAATGTTCCCATGCCTGTTCTCATAGCTAAATCCAGAAACAGTCTCCTCCGCATCAACGCGCTTAAACATTCTTCATCTCCTCAGTAAGTGCAATGACACTTTCCATTGCGATTGCCAAGTCTTCATAAGCCTGACGGAGCCGCTCTACAGCTTCCACAGCAGCGTCCGTGTCAGCCGTGATGGTGAGTTTAGCATCAACAACCTTCCCAGGAATGTTGAGATTCTTTGCTTTAATAGTCGTGCCAGTGAAGCCGCAATCCACCAAAACGCTGCTATCCAGAAACGCTTTATACCAAATATACCCGTCAAACTCCAGCACCTGAGATTTACCATCCTTCGTAGCAAGCAAAACTTGATCACCCTTCACAGGCTCACCATAACCCGCTTCAATTAGTGCATCGTAAGCCGTCGTGGACGGCCACGCGTTTTCAGCAACCATTCGAGTAACAAGAACTTTGCGGCGCGGCTCTTGCGGCTTCTCCCCTACACGCTTCACAATCCACTTGCCTTCCTTAACTAGACGCTTGCAATCTTTAATCGTCCAGAAAGCAATGTCCTCTTTCTTTAACCCCGTACCGGTATTTTCGTGCCAGATTACATCCACAAACGATGGGTCGGCGCTCTTAGTAATTACAAGGTATCGACTAGGGTACGTCACAGCGTCGTCACGATGTTTAGCAATGATAGGAAACACAAGCTCAGGCTCGTCCAAATCCTTCGTAATAATCCAGTTGCCACAGTTGATTGCTTCTTGGACGAATTGTTGAGAGTACACCGCAGGCAAGTTGAAGGCGTCTTCCAGACAAGTTCGAGCTTCGCAGGAATACTTTCCATCGGACCCACACTGCGTCAAGACAAACTTGTTGCTGGGGTAGTTATTAATGCACATTTCAAACTTCTTTGGTAGCTTCTTCATTGTGAGTCCTTTACGATAGTTGTGATTGCATCCTTACGCTTGGCCGCATTTGTCAGCGTAGAGACATTGTAGCCCGCTTTTTGAGCTATGGCAAGAATCTTTTCTTTTGGTAATTTCATAATACGAGCAACCTCCTTAGCAACGATAGCATCAGCTTCACTAACGTTATATTTGCTCTGATACGTCTTCACATCGTGGCACACATGGCAAAGCACAGCTAACCCTTCCTTGCCACAAAACAACCTTGCCATGAAGCCCTGCACATCCTCCCACGAGGCCAGCTTGCCACAATCGATAGTGTGGTCAACAGCTACGTTCTTGGCACTCTCAAGCGTCCCGCACTTAGCACACTCATAGCACACCTTCTGCTTCTTGTTAGGGCCACTGTAGGGGCGCTTGGCTGCTGCAAGGGCCTCGTAGATAGGGGGATACCTGCGAGACATGCTGCGAAGGCCCGAGCGCAACCATGTCCAGAACTTCTTCTCGTCAAAGACAGCTTTCTTAGCAGGCTTCTTACGTGTTGCCATTACTCGTAAATCCCCACAGCCAGCCTTAAAGCTTCCCTCACAGTGAATCCTTGTGCCCGGAAACAGTCATACTTGATCTTGTACTCCTTGGCAAGCTGCGTGTAATGCTCCTTGTGAAGCACTGGAGAGAACGCCTCTTGTGCTTGCTTCACCAACACTGCCAGTTTTGCTTGTTCGTTTTCCATGTCGCTCATTTTGTGTTATCCATAATGGTTAGCAGGCCAGCTGCAAGTTTGTTGTCGAGATAGCTCTTAGGCTTCTGAAAAACTTCCATGAAGTCGTTCTCGTTACTGAACACCACTTGTCCTCCTACGATGTGGTTGACACGGAATGTGCCGAACAAGGAGCCGCTGGCTGAGCGGAAGATTGTGTTTTCAGTTAGTGTCATTTGTAGTTCACTCCAAGTTTATCCATCACTGCACGTACATCTGTAGGCTGCTCATCGACTGTCCGAAGCATCTTAGCCATTGTAAAGCACTCCTGCATTACGTACACGGCGTCAATCTCAACCGGACCTTTGCAACCCTCTACGACCTTCTTCTCCGGGTACAAGTGCTTGAAGATTCTTACAAGCGCCTCAAAAGCCTGCTTATCGTTAGTGCAATCCTTAAGTTCCTTGTATGCGCTCTTCGGCCCCCACTTCTTGTCTGAGAAACAGTTAGCACAGTAGTTATCACTGCTGTCTTCACTACCTACTTGTTGGTAAAGCCACAACCTACCTTGGCCTTTAACTTCTCCCTTGTCGTTGATCCAGAGCTTGCCGAAGCCTTCAATCAAACGAGGTGCAGTGTCTTTGTTAGGATTGAACCACCAACCTGTGCAACCGTCGCTATCCTTATCTTCAGCTATTCCTATAACCTTATCACAATCCTTCCTACCTCCTGCCACCCACTTATTATACCCGTCCAGCACTGCAATGGCTACGTGGTCATCTGCTTCGAGCTTTGTAACAAGCGTCGTGCTGTGGCGTTGGCAAACATAATCTTTCATCTTTTTAAGGAGCAGAGGCTTCATAAGCTCGTCCCTGTCTTTGTACTTAAGGAGTGTGCAAAGATCATGGCGGAACACGTCTCCAGTACCCGTGAATGCCTCATACTGATCGGTGCCTAGTTTCTGGCAGATGCTCTTCACCTTGTCGTCCAGAATCTTCTTAGCACCGTCCCAAGGGCTGATAAAGTAGTCTAAGGCGTCGTTCTGCTCTTTGGTGAATGGGTCAATGCCTTTAATCTTAAAGGGACGCGGTCGTTGGCCCTCAACAATCTCGAAGTCTGCCGGCTTCCAGTAGTCGTTGCCTAGCTTTGCATTCTCTTCGGCAATCCATCCACCGGCCTTCTTGCTGTGGTGGCCCCACAATTCTGTCTTGTTTGCAAACTCCATCTTGCGACCTGTTGGGACATGCGTAGCAACGATGAAACGTTCCTCAGCAACGCTGACAGCATCGAAGATAATGAAGTCAATATCGAATACTAATTTCATATGCCTCCAAAGGAAAAGCCCTGCAACCTTTTGGGTCACAAGGCTCGTATTAACTCAAATCAGAAAGGGCTCTCAAGTGGCTCATCGTCCTGCACCTTGGCAGGCTTCTTAGCCGCCGCAGGCTTAGCATCCGTCTGCTTGACAACAGGCTTCTGGTTAGCAGGAGCTTCTGCCAGCTTGACACTACCAAACACAGTGGCAGCAGTTTCAGCAACTTCGCCATCACCACCATCTCCCTCTGGCACATACTCAATCAGGTCTTCCACCAAAATAGCAACCAGTTGAGCAGTGAGCTTGTTACCTTCTGGCGTCGGAGCATTGTAGGTGCTGTACGCAAGCTTGCCACGACTGCCATTTGCAACCAATTTTTCAAATGTGATATCGACATTCTCACCGTCAATCACTTGGAACACGCGCGGACGGAACTTCTCAGGCAGGTCCACACCATTCTTACTAATCATCTTCTTGACCGTGATAACATATTGCTTCTTTTGGTCAGCGAATGGTGGTTCCATCTTGTACTTCTCCTTGAATGCGTCGTTCTTAAGAATCTTAACCGCATTGTTCGGGCAGTTCTCCATCCAAGTGTCAGCGTCATCTTCCGAGACGATACATGCAACACTTACCTCCGTGTTCTCTTTCTTGATTGCCAGAACAGGCGATTGAATTTTGCAGTATGCGAAGTACACGTTGTCGATAGTTGCCATTGTTTATTTTCCTATTTATCTATGAAGGATTGTTGCACAGTGCATTTGCTCAGCCGCTGTGCCGACTATTTGAGGAAAGCCCTCGAATTCTTTGTTACTAGACTTCCGTATGAAGTGTCAAGCGACGCCAATGCCCTCGTTCAAGATGCCTCCCCGCACAGTGTTACTTTTAGCGAGCACTTGAAACTTGTCGAACACGACATTGACCGCAACTTGCGCCGCAAACGCTGGGCCTTTCTCCGCGTACTCTGGATGCTGCTCAAGATGTTGTTTCACCAGTTGGCCTGCAAGATAGAACTCAGCCTCTTTGACGCTGTTAAACTCAATACCGTTACAAACGTACTTTGAAGGCTTCTTATAGATATTCATTATGTTTCCTTAAAGTTTAAATGTACACAGCCAGTACGGGCATATATTGTACGATGCACTTGCTTACACGCCTTCGTACAGGCGCTTACTAATCAGTATTAAATACTCACCCAGCTATCCCTGCCCCACAACACAAAGCCCGCCTCGACAGCCGCTCCCAGCGCTAATATGCAGCCCCAAGGAATTTCGCCAGATAGAAATTGCAACGTGGCCCCTGCTGTGAATATTACGACGCCTAAGAGGTTCAATGCTTTCAGCATTTTGTGCGCAGCCTATTACATGAAGCTCTTCAGGATGAAGCCCACCAGCAGTGCGAACAGTGGCTTGAACCACATAACACCTTGGATAGCGTCTTCTTCCTTAAGCTTACGTGGCACCATAGTAGCGTACCTAGCAACCAGAATGATACCCAGTGCCACAGCAATGCCAATCGCAGGAAGGCCAAAAGTGCTCACGATAAACCAGCCCCACAGCACGCTAAACACGTAGCCACTGAAGATGGCTGCACAGATGCTGTTGATGATATTAAGAATTGCTTTCATGTTTCTCCTCAGTTTGTTGTCCAGGCTTCTCATCAAGCTGGCTTGGCAGCAGATAGAACGTTTCCTTCCACCAGTCGCACAGCAGTAGCCATCCGATACGCAAGTCCATCATGTTATAGACCATCTTCGCCCCACACTTCGTAGTTGTCTTCCAATTCCTCTAGCCTCTCAATCTCTGCGTAGACCACGTTCAAGCGGTCACGGAGGGCGTACGCTTCGTCGTAGGCAGCTTTCATGCGTTCTCCAATTTCTTCAAGGCACATTCTCATTTTCATTCCAGTGTCGAAACTCGTTGATAAAATAGACCACCTTGTTAGCATCATACCCAATACTCGTGCCATCCTTGCCCGTACCCTGAGAAGCGAGGTACATCCTCCGAGCAGCCTTCACAACATTCCCCAAGTCGAAGTCGTTGCCGAACACATGCCGGATAATGTCGCCCATCTCGCAGGAGAGTGTCTCGCCAGTTTTGTTCTTGATGGTGAGCTTGTAGTAGTCGGATGAGCCGCCGTCTGAGATTACTGAAGCACTCGCTCGGGTGATGTGAGCACCATTGATTAGTCGATAGGCCACAATCTCATAGTCTCGCCATGATCCGCGCTCCGTCGCGTTATGCTCCCAAGTGTATGGCTCAGCCTCACCTTTCAGTGTATCTCCGTTGCGCAGTCGAATTTCCACTTCACCGACAACAGGGCACTCGCCTCCCTGCCACTCAATCCATTCATCACTCATCTTATCTCTCCAAAGTTAATACGATCATTGTACAGAAGAAACACAAGCTCGTCAACAACTTTCGACGTAGGAGAAATAACTTTCTTCAAATTAATGATTCTAGCTCTCTCTCAAACAACATCTCCGAAGCGCCCCCACCCATCGTTGCTGCCCAACCCTGCATCACTTCCCTCCTCATCCTGTACAGCATCCCCGCGTTCCAAGGGGCCAGCTTGCGCTCCCATAGCCACATGAGAATTTGCTCAGCGTTATATTTGCGCGTCTGTGAGCCATCTTCGTGTTTCTGCACAATACGCCCAACAGGGAAGCCTTTAGGCGGCTTACCAGACAAGCGAAGCTCTAGCATGTTCTTCTTCGCGCCATCGTGGCAGGAGGCGTTTGTAAGCACTAACACGCGGCACCTTTCAACAATCTTGGCCCACTTGGCGAGGTCTGCTTCGGAGGGGGTGGGGATGTCTAACTGGACTCCCGTGTACCTACTCTTGAGCTTGTAGCCCTCTGGAGGACGCTTGTATTTGAGCTGATCATCTGGGAGTCGTGGGCGTCCTGTTGCCATATCTCACCAGTCAATATCAATCACATAGTCACCCGCTGGTAGCAACCCCTTTACGTGCAAGTCATTCGCCACCATCTGCACGTCTGGATAGAGGTTGCGTTTCCAGAAGATGTCTCGGTATTTGTCAGCAGGTGCCTCTAGCCACGCTGCAAAGCTAACCCCCATGTCCTCGCCGTTAATCGTGTAAGGAATCGAAGTGTCTTCATAGTCATACGCTTCGTCAGGCACAGTGATGTCAAACGTTCCGCGAGCTTTGCAGCCGTCTTGCTGCTGGAAGCTGTAGGGGCGTCCGTAGGTGGCTGTAACGAGGTCGTCCCAGTCGCTGTCACCAATCATTTGTACGGATTTAGTTTTAATCATCAATCATCTCCATAATATTCAAATACAAGCATATCCATTTGCCTGCGGTATTCGTCGCCGTCAATCTCGTCAAGGTTGTGCCAATGAATAATGGCGTCACGCTTAGCTGTGTATTCTTCGTAGGTCATTCGTAGTTTCCCGTGTCTTCGTCTGATACAGCCTCCCACCACTGCTGTTGCCAGCCCTGTATCCAATCTTCGTGAGCTTCTGAGCCTTCCTCGTAAGGATTGTCTTGTGCGCCGTCTAGGAAAGCTTGTTGTCCGAGTTCGTATGCTCCAGTCATAGCAGCACCGCTTTCACTGTGTAGCCATACTCCTTAGCTTCCTGCGAGCTACCTGCGAAGTCGTCTCCATCGGGGTCTAGCCATACAACGCCGGGATAGCCAACCTTCTCAGGCGTCTGTCCGTGGTCATTGTAAGCGTACACTTCGAGTTCAGGATCGCGGAGTTGCAGGGCTGCGATTAGTTCGCGTACTTTCATTATTTAATCTCCAAGTCGGTGACAGAGCCTTCTAGTCCCTCAGCCAATTCTGTTAACATTTCGCGGATATAATCACGGTTAATGTGGAAGCCCTCTTCAAAGAAAGCTTCGGGTACGTCTAGAGTTACGTAAAGTTTAAGCTGGCACATCGTAGTGCTCCCGATAGTAAGCCTTTGCAGGCACAAAGTAGTAGCGTCCGTCTAGCTCGACACCATCGTTGCTGTAGTCCCAGTTTTTCATGCTGCCTCCTTATTGTATCACAAGTTTTTCGGCTTCAGCTACGTAATATTCGTAGTCGATATCACCAACATAATCTTCAATGTCGTTACAAGGCTTCACCTTCCAAGCACTGTCAATCGACAACCTCCGCAGTTCACCACCCAGTTCAAGTGGTGGCATGATCTTCACCAACTTACCACCAGACTTGCACGGATAGTATCGACAGATGTTTTGCAGCGTAACCTCCATGCCATCATCCTGCACAAGTACCAGACTGCTGCTACGAGGAACCTTTGTGCGCAACAGGAAGTCAAACTTCTCAGTGTGGTTCATAATAAACTCACGAACGTCTGTACCATACAACATCTTAGCTTCTGCTGCCATCGGAATAACTAACGAAGAGTGGTTTTTGTGCCAGCCCAAATCCTTGTACTCGTAGGCACCTTTGTTCTTTGTTTTACCGTCTGTGTATAGAGCGATGTAGTTGTTCACGTCACGAATAAACATCTTATCGTAGTCAGCAAACTCCAATTGCAATCCAACTTGCTTCTCCCAAGATTGACAGATGGCGTCGTATTGCTCCTTTGCCCCACGAGGTAATGCCACAGTCACACCATCAGTATTTACCTGAATCAGTTTCAAGTTCTCAATCTCAAGCAACTGCTCAGCGAGCAGACACAGGGAAAGCTGCCCGTTGATAGTAATTGCCATCGTGTACTTCGGATCGTAGAACGGACTGTACTGGTTGTTACTGTCACCGTACACACCATTCAGAGCCAACTTCAACATTGCGTTCTCGGCGGTTTTCTTACCATACGACTTTCGCTGCTCGTACACGTCCTTGTAAATCTCACAAAAACGCTTTGAGAGGTGTTCAGGGTACACACTGTTAGCAATTGCAATGTTTGGGTACATAGAGCTAACGTCTGCGTCAATAATCTGATACGCTTTCGTCTGCCGTGCGATCTTACTTGACAAGCTGCCGTGAATTCCTCCCGTGCCGAAGTCAAATCGGAATCCATCAATTACAACGTTTAAGTTCTCAGCAACACGCCAGCATGCCCAGTAGGAATACTGAGGAACGCCCTTCTTTTTGGCCTTCAACTCCACCTTGTCAAACCACCCACAAGGATGTTCACGTTTAAACTGGTCGTATTCGGTTCTGGTGGGTTCTGCTTTCCACTTCTTCTTCTTGACAACCATTTCAGCGTACTTGGCAACGTCATCAAGCTTGTGTTCTTCAATGTCGTTGAAAACCCCCTTCGTTTCGCGGATAACCTGTTTTGCAAGCCAATCCTTCACTGCGATGAATTCAGGGCGTTTGAAGGTGTAGTAGTCGAACAGGCATTCCTTAATACGGATAACGTCACGCTTAGTCTGATTGAGTTTGCGCTTTCCGTCAACCATTTTATACACGGGAATTCGGGATTCCTCCAACTCCATGATAAAATAGTCCTTGCCAATCTTAGTATCATTGTGATTCATAAAGTCGCGCTGATACTTGGCAGTAAGCTGTTCACGAAACTCCACTTGACTAATACTGTGATTGTAGAATGCAAGCGTCATCTTAACATCGTGTGCGTTGTACTTCTTCAGCACTTCGATTTGGTCAGACTTCAATTCCATTCCGACAGGGAAAGGCAAATCTTCGATGTTCTTCTCTCGCATATTAAATTCGAGCATCTTCAAACTGGTCATCTTCGCTTTGTTGTCGAAGTGGTGAATCTTGAAGAGGTCGATCTGCTTCACGTAACGATCTTCTGTTTTTACAGTATTAGCGAAGTCACCCTTCATGCTTTCGATTTGTTCTTGAGCAAACTTATAGACCCTTCGAGCAATCGTTTCGCCTTTGACTGGCAGTTTGTCACGTAAAGCAAGCAGCTTGTGCAATACCGGATAGTCAAAATTGTTTCCGTTGAACGTAACCATAAAATCGCCCTCGTTGTGAAGGTAGTCCAGACAAGCGAAAACTCGGTGAATTTCGTTCTTGTACGGACTCACTTCAAACGTGTTCGGAAACTTGCCGTCTGCACGGATGATGCTGAAAGTGAACGTGTTTGGAAAAGTCTCGATGTCAACAATCCATTTGGCACCTGCCATTCTTAATCCCTTCGATAAATTTATTACAGATGACTAACATTTCTTCGTCAGAGACTTCTCCGCGCATCATGTTCACTTGCCAGATAACAAATCGCACATTGTCTTTGGTGTAGTCCTTAGTAGAGTCAACCCGATCAATACTCGGAGAGTAGGGATTCTTTGAATAAACAGGGTGTTGCGAGAAGTCAAAAGGTATCCCGGTAACTTCACAGTTCCCTAAACTGATTCTACTTTCAATCCAGTCGGCTGTGATGTCGAAATTCTCCGTATCCACAACCCTTCGACTTGCACCCTTGAAAAGTGTCTTTGCACGACCTGCGACACTCTCATAGAACTTCTCACTACACTTCTTAGCAGCTTCAGCAACCGTCGGGTTCTTACGGCGTTCGTTATTGTAAGCTCTCTTCGCATCTCTAACGTCAGCCCTCTTGTGACGTTCTCTATTGTACGCAAGAACACAAGATTTACAACTTGGATGAAGTCTATTATAACCTTCTTTTCGCTCAACAATGTAAAAATCTTCGTCAGAAAGCTTTTCTTTACAGGTTTTACAGACCTTCATCAAGGGCCTCCATGTCTTCCAGAAGCTTCCGCTGTTTAGCAATAACCCTTGCCTTCTTAATCTTCACAACAACCTCCGTATTACCCTTCTTCTGGTAGTACATCAGTTGTTGTGTGATTGCCTGTGTGCTTTTACGCAGAACGTGCTCGACCAATTCTTCTACAGTACACTCTTGATAGTTCATGTTATTGCTCCAGTTAAAGAACAATTATAGCATGAACATTGCCGGAAGTCAAGCTTTATTTACGCTACACAATAAACTATTTCCTACCATCCAACAACAAACACAAGAAGCCGATCACAAAGTACATGAAAGGTGTATCGAGAGCAATCCCTGCAAAGAATGCGAACAAGGCCACCATTACGCGCTCCAATCCTCAGTGATTTCCGTCCAAACAGCTTCATCAAGCTGCTCCTGATGCCAATCTTTGCTTCGGCCTACCAACTCACAAGAGCCACCGTAATATCCATTACTGCTGTTACGGTAGATAATCTCGATAAATCCGTACTTCTCCCACTTGATATGGTATCCATAGACCTGCTCACACTCTTGTCGAGTGCGACCGTTCGGCGCAGGTGGCCGCCTTCCAGCAGGGCGCGGTGCCGATCTTCCTGATCAGCCATCTGATTCACCACTGCTGGCATCTCAAGCTCGCGCACCTCCGTTACCAAGCCCCTGCCAGAATGCCCGTAGTAGCCGAACAGAATATCCGCAAACCAACTCTCCGAGCAGCAATCACCCGCTGCGTAGTAGACAACCTCCCCAGCGTCCGTGGCAAATTTCAAGAAGTGCTGATCCTCATTTACGAAGATGCCCTTAATAGTTTTTCCGATCAGTTCTTTCATGATTTCTCCGTCAATTGTTCATACCGCTTCAAAAACTCACGTTTAGCCTTCTCCGCACCCCACGCCACAATCCTCTTAGGATACGGATCAACCCCCGCCCAGTGGCTCTCAATGCCCCTCAAATCCCGATTCTCTGCAAGGAACACTGAGATGTCTGCAAGCTTAATCGAAGGGTGCATCGGGAAGGGCAGGCCCAGTCGCCCGAACATAAACTTCTCAACACGCTTCTCAAACGCCTTATACTGCGGCAGGAGCGCCTTCAGGGGCGAGTTGATGTCGCTCATCACTCCCTCGCTCATGTCGTGCATGAGGGCGCTCAGGGCGTGCTCAGGCTCGACGCAGTAGCTCACCAGTACGCTGTGTTGTGCGACAGAGTAGTGTTTCTCAGTAGCACCCGTGAACCTGCAAATTCGGCTGACGTTGTGGGCCAAATCTTCAATCGTGTACGTGCTTTGGTCGAAGTCTACGAAATCGAAGCAGCCTCCTGAGAGCATTGTGATGCGATGCTGGCTCACTTCAGATTCCCCATCTCTCGCTTCAAAGCTTTCTGAAGTTTCTCAAGGCGAGCAATCTTATTGCGAAACTTTACCACCCAATAATGAGACTCTGCTGCTTCTTCTACGTTACCTGCCTTGGAGTACTCTGAGCGCTCATCCTTACGAATACGTAGAAAGACGTGCCACGAATGCAGAGTTTTGCGGTTGTGTGCTAGCTGAGACTGGATTTCCGAAAGAACCATTTCAATTTCCTCTTTAGTTTGTTCCGTGCTTTGTGATTGAATACCTTCTTAATCCTGTCGGTATCCTCTTCAAACCTGTAAGCAAGGGTAAACTTCTCACGAGCCTTGGTAAATGGCTCGTACACCCACACGTTGTCCACTTTGTATGTTGCCACTTCAAGCAGCAGGTTCGGCTGAGGCACGTTCCACAACACAGGCTTACGAGAGCCACTTGGAGGACTCTTGCACACAGTCCCTTTCTTCGTAATCAGAATACCAGAGCCGTCCTCGAACGACACAAGCTCCCCAGTATTCTTATCACGCCAGCGATACCTGATGGGCACCATAATCAGCCCTTTGACTTCTCTCGTATGTTGAGCATCACATCTGCAATAGCGTATGCTCCGTAGGCCATTGCCGTGATGTCCTCGATAGCTTCGTCAAGAGCTCCTTGGTCGTCAATTGTTCGTAGGGCATAGGTCGTGCCACGGATGTAAGTAAGAGCTTTGAAGGCGAATTCATCGCGAATATCCATTTGTTTCTCCTAGTTAGTTAATGCAGCCATTGTACAGAAGATTTGTAGCGGCTGTCAAGCGTTTGCTACTTCCCGTGTCGATCAGTGTAAGTCAAGCCTTCTTCGACAAGCCTTGCCATCTGCGCTTCACGGTAGTCGCAAGCCATCTTGAATGCCACTTCCTCGCCATACTTCTTCATACTAAAACTCTTAGCGCCAATCTTCTGGTCTGCCTCACGCCAAGTGGCAACGTAGTAGAACACTCCGGGACACTTTTCGTTAACATGCACACCAGTGACTCCTGTGTGGTTATTACCGTACTTGGCCTTGTTCTTGCCGTTGAGGTAGTCAGTCGAAGGAATCAGGTTAGTAATCTTGTTGTTTGTGTTATCGCCGTCCTCATGGTCGAAAATCACATCCTCCAAAGGCTTCTCCGGGTGGTGCAAGGCGTACACGATACGATGTACCTTAATCCCACGACTGAAGTACTTGACCGTCCAGTATCCGTCTTTACGGAGATGCCCTGCGACATCTCCTGCACTCACAACCAATCTACCGTTCCCTTCACAGTGCCTCGTAACCTTCCAGCGCAGACAACTTGGACTCGTTTCATCGTAATAAAATAGTCTGCAATGTCATCTGGAAGTGGTTTAGCAGGTGCCCTAGCCATTAGAACTCATGCCCCATTTCATCAGCAAGAATCACCTGCCAAGTGTCCTCATCAATACTGAACTCATCACATACACCCAGATAGCTCCACGGACGGTTTTTAAGAACAGTAAGACGCACGTTACCCCTGCTACGGTCAGGCATAATCTGCGGTTCAAGACCAATGATAATCCAGCTAAGTTGCTCCAGTGCCGCGCTGCCGCGCATCATTTCCTTGGCGACCTTAACCCAGTACGGCTCGTCTTCCTTGCCTTTAGGTGGCGTAAACATCTTACCGTCGCCACGATTGATGTGTGAGATAGCAATAATACAGACATCGTTAGCAGCACAGAATGCAGCAAGCTCAGTCATCACCATGTCCAGTTCTTTTCGCTCGTTAGCGATATCTGATCCGCTGATAACGACACTCAAGTGGTCGATGATAATAAACTTGCATTTCTCTACAAGGTGCATATGCTTCACTTTGCTCATAAGCTCAGTGATAGGCAAGCTACCGAAGTGTCCCAACATAACAAGCTTGTCATCTTCGACAATACTATTACGTGCCGCTGCAATCTCCTCCATAGTGGCACAGCTAAGCGGGTCATTCTTGAACTTGTTGTAGTTCACCTTCAGCTTGGAAGCGACGATACGTTGCATAGTCTCAACGTTGTTCTCCTCCAAATAAATCATACCCGTGCGTTCGCCAGCCTCAATAAAGCCGTTTGCAAAAATAGAGGTAACACTACTCTTGCCAACACCGGATGGGCTAGTCAGCAGTACCAGCTCACCGCCTCGGAAGCCGTGTATCTTCTCCATAAGCTTAGGGAAGCAGCTAATAATAAGCCCAGTAATGCGCTTACGCACCAAATCATCAAGGCTGATATCGGATGCCTTAACAATTTTCTCAGCACTGTATGCGCGCTTGCCGAATTGCACAAGCTTCGCAAGCTCCTCAGTTTTACCTGCTTGCAACATATCTGATGCGTCTTTGAAGTCACCCTCAGTAGATACGACAAACAGACTTAAATTGCTTCCCATCAGAGCACTCGCAACAGCTTCACGAGCCTCGTGCCCCTTCATGATGTTCTTTGCCTTCTCCGCTGGAGTGCAATAGTCGTCATCAAAGAACAGGCACAAGGAATCGAAGGATGTCACAAATTCATTGTTGTGCAGAGTGGCCTCAACAGCATTAGCCGTGCCCATCGGCAAGCTTGCCACGAACGGCTCCATGCCAGCAAACTTGGTGCCTTTCACTTGATCCACCATAGCCTGATAGCACGACATCGTATCAAGCTCACCTTCCGTGTAGACAAGCGTGTTACGTTTACGTTGGACACCCTCTGCCACATCCTGCCCAAACAGCTTATTGGAAATAGTGACAGCACCCACTGTAGACCAATGATACTTCTCACTCTTATCTTTGGTGAGGTCCATCTTCTTATAACCAGTGATTTTACCCTTCTGGTTAATCGAGGGGAAATACAGCGCCTCGACAGTGCGACCATCCGTCTCACTAATCCCTGCACGCACGCCAAACTTCTCGCACGTTTCCTTCGTAATGTTCCGCGATGGGATGTCCTTAAAAGGATACTCACCGATGTCAGCAAGCGTTTCCTTCGGGACGTATTTTGGCTCATCTGATTTCATGCTGTTCCCTTTGTATTTTTCGTATCCCAAGCTTCCCCCTACTTAACCAAAACTTCCACATTCAAATGCGCAAGCAACTCATACAATTCCTGCACAGTGTCTTTAGCATAATCTTCGTCGTAGCACGTAAAGAACGCCACTTCGCGGTCCTCTTTAGGAAGCGTGAACATTCCAGCCTTTTGCACCACCTTCACGCAATTGCCGAAACGTTGGATGTCTAGCATGTCTTCTCCTAAGCCAAAAAGTTATCCTCACTTACGCCAGAAAATGATATCCCACACCAACCTTCAGCGCCGCCTCTTCCGAGCTAAGCATCACGTCAGTTGTGCCGATGACACCTTCGCAATCATACCTCACCCTTACCCACCAGCGCCCATACACATAAACTGGCTTACCAAGCACTTCCGTCACGTAGCAGTCGATGAGGTTCGTAGACGCCAGCGCTGCAACCCAATCTCGCACTTCGCGGTCTTCAGATGCGATCCCTTGCACAATCTTCAGTAAGTCACGATCAAGCTTTTGGTCACGGTGCAGCTTCACAAGATGCTTCTTAGTCTCCTTGAAGTCCTTGCGACGGCCTAGCTGCTTGTACCCCTCTGCCCAATAAATGTTCAGGGTGATTTCCGACGCACGCTTTGCCAGTCGGCTTTGGAGGTTGCTGCACATAGCTTCGTAATTCATTTTGGTTCCTTTGCTTTGAAGAAGGGTTTGTTCAGCCAGCTTGCGAAGAAGATTACATAGATCAAAGTTAACGCTAACGAAAATCCGCCAAACGCACATACCCAGAAAACTTCACGGTTGCTCATATCTGGCTTCGGATCATCAATGTTATGGGCAATCCAAGCCGCCAAGAACCCCGACAGCAGCCACAGGGCGATGCAGAGAATAATTGTCATGTCAGTCTCCAAAAAGTGTGCCGATAAGGATCAGTGCGAACAAGACCCCCTACCACCGCTAGGAGGGTGATGCCGCCAACAGCTGCGAAGATGGTTCCCATTTTGTTTCTCCTAAGTTTGTTACCATTGTTGTGTTAGCGAGGACATTGTAGAGTGCTTCTGAGTTGCTTGCAAGGATTATTTACGCATGCTCAAGCAGCGCTGCAAGGCTCACTGGGAAGTGTTGCCCCACAATGGTCTTGATACCATCAGCAACAATTTGGCTTTCCTCCTGCGTGTGCGAGTCAAGGCGCAGAGAGAGCATCTTATGGAAAGCCTTAAGCGTGCCGCTCCAATACCACTCAGTCATCATGTCCGTAGGCAGAATAGCCCGTGCCTGTTCTGCACAGATACCCATCTTCAGTAGCTCTTCGTACGCTTCCAGAGCAACCTGAGCGGCGCTAAAGAAGATTCGGTGTGCAGATGCTTGCGTCATCTCATCAACTTCATCGCCACTACCTTGCTTCACATTCTCAGCGGCCCAACGGAAGTTCATCTCACCAAACTCTGGTTCAGTGTTGACATAGCGGCGGCTCACCTCGTTCCACGGCATGTACTCATGTTTCACAAGCTGGCGTGCTACGTAGAGCGGGGCCTTAACACGCACTGTAATGAACGTGTGGTTGAAAGGTGAGTAGTGTTTGTGCTTAGCAAGGTAGTTAATGAGCCGCTTATCACCGGCTGCTAGCACAGGTTCAAAATGTTCGTACCCGCAGTCAGGGTCATCCATTTCTGGAACACGCTCCCAGTCCCAATCACTCTCTTTGTCGAAGCTTACACGAGCCGACTGGACTACGCTCAAGTCAGTGCCGCAATGGTCAATATAGTCTACTTTAATATCCGCAATCTTCATAATTATCCTGTTTCAAATGTTTATTTCTAACAAAGTCTACTAAGTCGTCATAGAGTTCATAGTGTGTTGCTTCTGTCTTAAACCCTTCAATGCTCTGAGGGACTACCTCAAACAGTTGTTTCAGTTCTGTTTCAATTCCTCGTGCAATATCTCCGTCAAATTTAAACACCTCAGACTCGGTGATCGTGCATCCGACCTTCCTTGCTCCGTTTTTGTGGTCGTTCAACCTTCTTTTAGGTGTGTTCGATATCCCGTAACCTGCAAACGGGGTTTCGCCCTCAAATTTTAACACATATAAGAAACCTGTTTTATGATCTTTGTAACCTGTTGTGTTACATTTACTGCACCACATATCGTGATTAAGATGCCATACAGTAGTCTCCCACTCTTCCTGATGCACATTGCACCACACCCGTATCGTACTGTTTGTCACAGAAGAACTCTTTTTGCCCCAACTAATAAACTCGAAATTAGGTCTATCTACTAGGAGTTTACTTACATCATACTCAGCTTGAGAATGAGTCCAATTTTGTTTGTGAGAACATCTGCAAGATTTGATGCCCTTACCAAGACGTTGTCTGTCAGACTTGAATACTCCACTACAAAGACCTTCAGTCACGTACTCATCCTTGCTGCACTTTCCGCAGGTGTACTCCCACTGCTTTCTACCGACTCTTTTAAAAATCGTCCCTTCGGCGAACGCTCCAGTAGACGTGAAGTCTGTGATGTACTCCTCAGTAGTTCTGCTCTTGCTGTCAGACATCCTCTCCGTCTTACAAGTAGGGCAAGAGCTTCCCTTGTCTAAAAAGCTGTACAAACGTGTGTTTGCCCAACGAACTCCGTGTTTGGTACAAGTAAGGTCTAAAAATGTATTGTTAAACTTCCAATCTCCAACGAAGCCGTTAAAAGTGTATCCACGAGTTTGGCAAGCCCTATTTACTCTGACAACATATTGCTCTTTAGTCCAATGTACAGCAGGGCTGCACCCACAAGGTAAAGTCGCCCTCAATATTGATTGCTTTGGCACTATGTACTCTGCCGCACCAAATAACTCAGGGTCTGTTGCGCAGGCGTGGCACTTGACACGCAACAGTCTAGAGCCGTTAGAAGCTATCGTACCGCTCCAACCAAGAACCTCCAGCTGATCACTACCCCCGTACCGTGCCCCCTCTTTCACATGCCCTCCAACTGCTTCATCAGCTTGCGCTTCTTAACAATCTTACGGGCTTCCTTAATCTTCTCGACCATTTCATCTACGTTACGTTTCTTGTAGTAGATCAGGACAGTTGAAATAAGCTGTGCGTTGCTTGCTTCCACATGGTCGGCCAGTTCTTCGGTAGTGCAGTTACGGTAGTCAAAAGTCATAGTAGTTCTCCTATTAAAGAGACAGTATACCACAACTAGTGCTTAAAGTCAAGTATTATTTCTTCCACGCATCATGAAATTCCTCCATTGAAGAGTCGTAACCTTCCCAGTGGGCCACACCGTTCTTCATAAGGCATTCGAGGATAAGCTCGCACTTCATTAGCCACGATAGAACTTCCGGCGGCGTGTAAACACGGTCATCCTCTTCAGGGCGGAGGTAGAAGCTGTCGGAGATGCCTCCAACGATTACTTCGGAGCGTTCTAGTTCGTCAGTCATACGTAATCCCACAGTGACTTTATAAGGGCAAGTGCTTTAACATCATCATCTGTTGCCCTGCGCAAGAAGTCGTCAGGTAGCCTGTCATCATGACTCTCTTCACATAGCCAATTGTTACTATTAATATAGTACGTTTTACCTAGTGAATGTTTTTTCCTGATTAGGTCTTGCATGTGGACGACAATGTCGCGTTCGGAAACTTGGACTTCCACATGTAGTTTTTGAACTGCTGCTAAATTGATCATTTCATTAGTCCTTCCAGTCGATAGTAAGCTTCTGTCAAGTCAACCACTTCGTAGCGGCTCTGCTCAGCGAAGCTCTCAATGTTGTACAAGCCAAGTTGACTCCGATGACACAGAAGTGCACTCTTAGCTGCGCCAACACTCACCCAGCCACACTTGGTGCCGATCCTGATAAAGGTGCCATTGTCGCTGTCTACGATAGCGAAAATTTTAGTGCTCATCTTAACCCTCACTCATATCATCTGCATCACGCCAACCTTGGAAGATCGGGAACCGGAAGCTGTCCTTCGCACCAATCTCAAAATGCTTAAACTTAGCGAGTTTACCAAGATACTTATCCTGATTATCCCACACCTCAGCACGCCCTGCATCATCGAAGCCGCTGCCCATCGTAAAGCGAATACCGTTGCACATGCACACAAGAGCGCCCAGCGTACCCGCACCAACCATGCCCTCTTGAGCCTGACTGCGCTGCGTACGTCCAAGCTCGTTCGTCTTGGCCTCGTTAGTATTGTGCAGCTTTTCTTCAAAGCCAATCACAATAGCCTCGTCGTCCGAGAAGCGCTTGAGCTTACCAATGCCCTGCTCTTTGAACGTGCTGCGGCCCTGCTTGTACTTACCTGTTGGGCTGCGCTTCATGATGCCTTCGTAGCCATCCTCAAGAGACTTGGCCTCGAAAGCCAGCAGGTCTTGCTCACTATATGCAAGCTCCGAAGCCAAGCTGTAAACTTGTAGATTATCTGAATGGTAGATGATGTCGTGAACCAGCTCTTCACGAACCTCGTAAGCCTGCTCACTCAGATAATAGTCAAACACAACGAAGGCAATCTTCTCGGGGTCGAACTCTGGCTTAAGCTCAGTAGCCATCACAGCGGAGGTAGTGACGTTGAACACGTTGGGTGCGCTCCACTCGCCGTACAGAAGCTCACCATCCAAGCCATTGAACTCAGGCTTGCCGAACAGTGATTGCACAACCTTGCTGCGGATGGGTTTCATGCTGCGCGACATTACCACGCCGTCTACGACGATTGCACGGATGCCGTCGAGTTTGACAGACAGCAGGCAAGGATAGGACTCCTTGGACGTGTCTTCAATTGTGTATGCCAGCATTGGCTTCATACATCCTCCCACTCAGTAATCTCCACAACACGCTTCACAGGCACCACCTTGCGGAACTCTGGATCGTAGCGTTCGCTGTCGCCCCAGTAGCCACTATTACTGCGAGAGAACGTCACTTCAAAATACTCGGTGTCGTCCCCTTGGCCCACTTGGTAGACGCAAGTGTTGTAGACAGTTTTGTGCTCTACTTCGTCGTCACCCTCTACGATGCATTTCACATCATCGCCGTAAATTTCACCGTCTTCGTAGTATTTGTCTTGGAATTCTTGAATGTTCAAAATGTTCTCCTTAATGAATTCGCACAGTGTGAATGATGTCTGCTACTACATTAGGGAACTTAGCTTCCCAGTCTGCCTTAGCCTTTGCCACGTTCTGGACAAGATTGTCTACATCTCGTGCGTTAATGGAGTATCCCACGTAGTAGTAATCTCCACGGTACAGGTCGAGACACTGCACGTTTGGGAAGCCTTCCTCCGAGTACGCAATTTCGCTAATATAATCGTCTCCCTCTGTGCAAAGTTCATCCTCGTGGGCCTCCGTCAGAACACCGTGCTCTCGCAGGAATTCTACAGCGTCACCCGCGTAGTCGAACGTCTTACCAATTGCAAATACTGCTGTGTAGTCCACACCCATCTCACTTCTCCTTTAAGTTGTTAAACGTATGCCCACCAATCCTGATCTTGTCCCCAGCAAACCCGTGTGGCTTCCTCGCAAACCACTGGAAGCTATCATCAGGAAGAACTTCGTTATCCATGCGCCGGATAAGATCATACCTAACCTTTTGCCTCAACGCAAGCCTTATTTTCAGCCGACTGCGTGTTGCCCAGCTAAACTGCCCCTTCTCAAGCAACACCTTGCACACACTCTTTCCCGACGACTTGGCCCTAGCCCTCACCACTTCGAGCACAGCCTTCTGCCCGAGGATGCCTTGGTTGGCAGCTTCAAAGTGTATTGCAGCTCGCTCACATTGTGCTGTCGTCTGCCCCACAGCCTGCCCAGCAACGAACAGGAGACTTGCCAGAAGCCAGCGAGAGACGTGACAGCGGCTCAAATCCCATACTCATAATCTTGCTGACAATCATAGATGTGCTCAGCCATGTCCTCAGCATCCCTTTCCCAGCCCTCACGAAGCGCCTGCTCCACAATATCAAGTTGCGCCTGTGTAAACACTTGCAACAGATCGACAGCAGGGGAAATCGTCACAACTACGCCTTCCTCAGTGCGGAACACTAACTCGTGGTAGGCGTACAAGCCGTCGAAAGCAAACCACTCAGGGCTAGAAGGCTCGTCCCACATGTTTCCTGGGATTGCTGGCTCATAGCTCCATTTAGCGCGGATAAGGAATGGCGCGATGTTGTGCGCTTCAATGTGTGCACTATTCACAGCAAGACTCATGTGTTGGATTTCCACCGTGTTACGCCCGTGGGATGCGTGATGGGTTTTCATAGCTTCTCCAAAGTTAAGACAAAAATATAGCCCGCGCTAGCGGGCCTTCACACAGCAACCTTCTTAGAAATCCAAGTCCAGCACAATCTCGTCCAGCTCCTCGTAAATCACGACACCCCCCTCCAGCACACGCACGATATACTCCGCGCCGTCGAATTGGTTGGCAGCGGCTGCGGAGTCTTGCGAAGTTTGTTGTGCGAAGTTCATTTTGGTGCTCCTAGAAAGTCCTTAGAGGACGTTGTGTGTATATTAATTTCGTATTTTTCTGGCTGGCGAGCAGTGCTGTGTTCGCCGTCCATGAACCGTAATGTACGCGTCTCTCAAGATTCCGGTCAAGAACAATTTTGCGTTCACACAAGAAATTTTCACGCCGTTGTTCGGATTCCACAATGAAATTGAACTGTCAGACTCCTACGCCGCGCTCCTACGCCTCGTCGCATTCCTGCAAGGACGCATCCTCCCTATGAGATGCAGGCGCCCAGCCCACAGGAACGCCCCGTGTTCAATATTTATTTCTTGTAGGAGGTCCCGGACTAAGGTAGGATCAGTCTGACGGAACGGGCACTGGGAAGAAACACAGCATAGTTGCTGAGTGTCAATTTCCTAGGAGTATTTTTAAATCGCTTGACAGCAGCCTCGGCAGGAGGCTACATTACAGACTTACCAAACACATGGGGGATGTTATGAACGTAGGAAAGAAGCCGCACAAGCACGCTGAGGTGATTAAAGCTTGGGCGGATGGGGCGGAGATTCAGTACAGGGCAGAAGGTTGTACGGGTAACTGGATGGACAATACCGATCCACTCTGGAACCTGAGTTTTGAATACCGCGTCAAGCCTCGGGAGTTTCCGAAGAGTAGCTTGTCAGACGAATTACTGGCGCGGGCAATATGCAACGGGTGGGTTTCTACAGAGGACTTGCGCACAATTGCTGACTTCGCTATCAAGCAGTACATCCTTGACTTAGAAAAGGAGGCCGCGAATGGATAAGATTTCTGTAAATGACGGGAAGTACACTGTAGTGATTGCCGAAGGAAAACTGAGCGCGCTCCGCTACGGCGAGCCTTGGCGTGACCTCACCGGGGACAACCTGGTGTATTGGCTTGCGGTGGAGCTTCAGTCTGCGAGGGAGACAATCGGGGAACTAATTTGGAAGGATTTGGAAATTCAACCGGAATCTGAAACTCAAAATTCAGGCATCGGCGCCGACAATTTTTAGAACGTACTACAGCAAAACCCAGCCCTCCAGCTTCAGCGAGGGCTGTCCCCGCCAGCATACCTTTCCAGAAAGCAACATTGCTCAGAATCAACATAAATGTTGCTCTAAATCAATTCACAATTTCCTTCTGGCAACACCCTGCCACGCCCCTCGCAGGGCTGTATTTACAAGGGAATTTGAACGACTCTCCCTCTTCTTCAATATCGTGCAAGCCCAGCTGAAATACAAGCTATAAAAATATATTCTTTGCCGCATCTTTCTGTGCGTGCTCGGGTTGTGTTCCTGTAATGTTGCTGTATA